CTTTACATCCTTGGGGCACATAAGCTGTTGTCCCATCATCTGTTAAAAACCAATTCCACTTTTTTTTCTGATCTTCTGGGATGTGGGCTCCATATCCCCAACCATCTGTAAGAACCCATACGAAAGGTTTTGCTTTATGTTTATTATAAATAAAATCCGTAATACAACGAAAACTTGTGCCACCACCGCCATCAAGTTTTTGTTTCTTTAAATCTACTTCGTATACCATGGTATCAAAGGCAAAATATTTGACATCAAATTTTTCTGGATCTAGGCTTTTCGCAGCCTGAAAAAATCGTGGGGCTAACCCCCAACAAGATCCGCTAGTATCCATAAAAAACCAAGTTGCAATTTTTTCACTTTCGGTTTTTCTTAATGTTTGCTCTATATCAGAAGGTAGAAAGATATTAAAATTAAGATTAAATAAACGACGATCTTTCATTACCCAGTGCGATTCAAGCCCTTCGTCTTTGGACATTTTCTTTTCAAAACGCCTAATAATATTTTCCCATTTCTTTTTATATTGAACTGGTTTATTTTCAATTTTTTGAATTAACCCGCCACGCACATTACCAATATTTTTATCATCATTTTTACGAGCATTTTTTTCTGCATCTTCGGTAATATTTTTAAGACTTTCCGCGTCTTCTTCAGAAAGATTATTAATAATTTCTTGAACAGATTGTTCGGGAAAATCGCCAAGACCGCTATGGTCATTCACAAGACGTTTATTTTTTACAAACTTTGTATCTTTTAAGAGACGATTATAATAGTATTCAAAATTATTCCAAGGAAGGATATTTGGGTCTTTATCAAATGAATTATCCATCCAATAGTATTCTGTTTTAGGATCTATTTCTTTACGATTAAATTTAAAATATTTAACAAGACTTTCGTTAACAACAATATCCATTGCTTGGTTAGCGAGGTTAGACATCTTTTTGCCAGCACGTTTACCGTGAGAATTAATCACATGCAAACATTCATGTGCAATAATAAACTTTTTATTGTGACTATTTTGTTTATCCCAGAATTTTTTATTAATTAAAAATTCAATACAATTGCCTTCTTTATTAAAACCAACACATGCTGTAGGAACAGCATTACTATAAACTGGTTTTACCAATCGCCAAAATTGATAAAATACCCCATGATGTTCGAGTAGAGATTCTAATACTTCTCTATATTCATCGTATGTAAGATTTTGGTTCACAGATATTCTTTATCGGCAGCTTTTCCGAGTTCTTCTGCGTCAGTATAATATCCAGCATTTGCTAATATATGGGGGGTATAAAGAACTAAATACTCATCTTCACTTTTCATTTTATTATGATGGAGAATAAGAATAGCCCCGAAATCAACATCCTCTTCATCTTCTAGCCCATTAATTAGATTTTCCACGCATTGTGTGGCAATTTCTGTAGGATTAGAGTTAATACTAGCTTTAATACTTTTTTGCCAATTAACTCCCTCAACTGTCCATGTTACTATCATATAATCAATATGATAGGACTATTTTATTTATTGGTCAATAAAAATTACCAACTCTTACAAGCCCAATATCTTGCTTTCCATTTTGGGCCAGGATTATCGCAGTTATGTCTTGCGCGAAAACTTTTTCTACGAGCGGGAATATTCTTTTTAATCTTCATGTTGGGATCGCCAAACCTGACAATAACAACATTACCACTTTCATTTTTTGTATATACTGCAAATTTTTTAGGACCGCTTGGGGTTCTAAATGGTTTGTTTAAAGTTACTTTTCTCCCTTGATATTCCGATCCTTGGGCTTTTTTCCAAGCTTCTTTGGAAGGGCGATCTTTATCTCCAGGTTTTGCTGGTTTATAATTTTTGCCTTCTCTTTGTTTTTTACGTCTGATGTTTTCCCAAAGTCCAGGTCTTGCCTTGGCAATATCGTATTCAAGAACATCTGCTTGATCGAAAGCGACTTCTTCTGCCGTAACATATTCAGATTCTTCTGGAATGTAAAGATTATCCACGGTAAGATCTTCTCCCGAAGCGTCAACCTCAGACTCTTCCATTTCTTCATCGTTTTCCTGTACGAACATTACGTAATTATGAATAGTCAACATGTAATCTTCCGTAATGGCGATTTTGCCTTGTAGCCAAGATTCGGTTAAATTTTCTTTAACCATCGGATCATTTAAAGATTGTAAGATATTGTCTGCATGCTTTTTAATTGAATTTATAGAACCAACCGACATTTCATAAAAATCATTTTTATATTCCTCTAAACTATCAGACGCTGCAATATTCGCATCGGCTTTTTTAAATTGGGAATAGCATACGGCCGCACGTTGTTTTTGATCGGGGAATTCTTTATTCATTGTTTCGTCGCCCATACAACGAGAAACAAACTCTCCTTGTTTTTCTGATTTTCTAGGATTGGGAATTGGCATATATAATATTTACATTAATTATAAAATTCTGTCACATAATATTAGTGTAAAAGTATATAGAATGTACGGAAGAACAACATATAAAGATAATAGGCTATTTCTTAATAACCAAGAAGTTTCTGGAGTAATTGGTTTTGAAGGGGGCATGGAAATACCTTTAAATTATATTAACGTCTTAGGTGGATATTACGATACAGTAGAAAAAGAAGGTCAAGATACCAAAAATATTACAATAACGAAATATTTAACACCAAATGATCCGATTAGAAATTTTACGGGAGAAGCTTTTTGTAATGGTTTGTTAACATATAATAATAAAAATTATTCTTTTAGTAGTGGCTATTTAACAAATTATTCGATTAATTGTTCGGCTGGAGAAATCTCGACGATAATTGCAAATTTTGATGTATATGGTTTAATTGGTGGTCAAGTATTGCCTAATTTTGTTTCTAATTCACAAATAGATTCTTTGCCGGTTTCGCATTTTGGAAATATCCACATTACAACTGAAGAAGGCACAACAAACAGAATCGTAGGGTTTACTTTGAATATTACGTCAAATAGATTACCAATGTTCTTACTAGGGTCCCAACTTCCAAAAGAGGTTCACTTGACTAAACCTATAGAATTAAATTTAGAACTTGAGGTGGAAGTGGATGATTACGAGTGTAATAATATTCAAACAGTTCTTTGTGGTCCTAAAAAAAATATAATTTTAGAACTCAAGAATTGTGATAACACGGTAACTATGGAAACTTTTAATATAAACAATGCAAGGCTAGTTTCAGAAAATTTTAATTCTGATCTAGAAAGTTCTAACACTGTAACCTTAAACTATAAATCTTATTTAATATAATATGAGTGTACAAGCCGCAGGAGTAACAGTATCCATTGACGGAAAAAAAGTTTATGCTAGAAGTGCTAGCGCCAGCTCAACAATGAGTACTGAAGGTGTTAGAACCCTTGGTTTCGCAGTTGCCCAGGGTCAAGTTCCATCAGGTCCACAGGAAACTACCGTAAATGTAGAATATTATATTCAAGGTTCAGATCCTGTTTATAGTATTGGTCAATCAATTGCGGCGAATCCAACCGCCCATAAAGGGATAACCGTGCAAGTTGGTGGGGCTAGTGTTAGTAAAGCACACTTAACTTCTCATAGCGTTACTGCCGAACCGGATGGATTAGTTACTGCTAGCGCATCTTTTGTTAGTTACGAGCCAAGTCAAAATTTAAGTATCGGACAAGGAACTCCAAACTCTCAGCCTAACACTCTCCCCTTTGCCCATGGGCAAGGAAGTACCGTTGGTGGCGGCGCTCAATCAGTAGGTTTTACTTATGAAGCAAATTTTGAATGGGAGCCTATTTTATTAATGGGTGCTGCTGGAAAACCAAATTCTGAAGGTTATATTTTTAATGGGGGAACAGTTTCTTTAACAACTAGAACCGTAGGTGGTGGTGGTAACGTCTCTTATTGCTTATCTGATGGAACGGCTACCGCATCAGCTAATGCGGTTTGTGCTGGTGGTGGTCAAACCTATAGCGTTAAGGGCAAACTAACTAGTGCTGAAGTTAATGCCGAAGTTGGAGGGTTTGCGGAAGGCGGAACTACTGTTACTCAGACTTTATAAGTTTTATTTTAAGTCTCTCATATTTTTATATATCTTACAATCTTGCTTTACGATTTCGTCTGCAAAGATAGCATCTGTTCCTTTTATTCGCCCTTTGACAATAACAATATCCCCCTCCTCTGGAAATTGTCCGCCATTTTTAGCTTTACAATCTTCAAAAAGATTAAAACGACCATCAAACATTAAGACTGAAACTTTACCAGTATCATCTGTAACCGTAGCTTTAAAAAATTTATTACCATTTCTTGATTTTGATTGTCTTGGGGGCTCAACAATTTCCCCAATTAACAATACTCTATCATTATCTTCTTTAGTTTCAAAAGCGTCTTTAATAGTAATAAAATTATGGTTACCTTGTTTAAAGATCTCTGTAAGGTTTTGACTATAACTAAAACCCAAACAATTCTTTTCGTAAAAATAATTAGTGAGAGCCTCATTTCTTGAATTCAATTCAAATATCTGTCTATATGGCATATATTTTTTCTTAAATGTCTCGAATCGAGATTCTTTAATTTGTTTTTTTTCAACAAGTAATTGAATAATACTAAGAATATTTTTTACTTCCCCTTCGTCGTGTAGTGTTTTAACAAGACGTTTTTCTTTATCTGTAAGAAGGTTAAAAGCTTGGGCTTGTAATACTAAATGTGGCCTTGAAGATCCAAGATCATCCAAAGACCCAGCTTGAATTAATGCAGAAACGATGCCAATATTTAACCCAGCCTGTTTGGCTGCCATGAAACAATCAATCTTATTATCATATTCCCCACGGAACTTAATAAGTTTTTCAATAGAGCTATCTGAAACACCTTTAATGGCACTCAAACCATATCTAATATTTTCTCCTTCGACTGTAAATCCTATGTCTGATTTCAATAAGCTTGGCGGAAGCAATTTTATATTAAAATGCGGTAGCTCACGCTCTATCTGCCGGATCTCTTCCATCGGATCGGGAAGCTTCTGAATGGCATTAAGACAAGCTGTAAAAAACTGTAGCGGATACTTATACTTGAGATAAACCGTCAAAGCACCAAGGTAAGCCACACAATATGAGTGTGATTTATTGAATGAGTAGTCAGCGGAATCCAACATGACTTTCCAAATTGCTTCTGCGACCTGTTCGCCAAAATTATTCTTCTCGCAAGTTTCGAAAACCTTGTCTTTCCATTTAGGCATTTCGTCACGTTTCTTTTTACCGATAATCCGACGAATGTATTCAGATTCATCTGGAGTAAAGCCAACAGTAACAAGCGCTTGAATTAGTTGTTCTTGGTAAAGGGGAAGGTTGCGTGTTTCTGCAAATACTGGCGCAAGTTTTTCATGCGGAGCTTCTCCTGTAAAATTAATATAATCTTTTTCATATGCCAAAGCCCCAGGTCTGGCTATAGCATTTACGTCACTTAAATGTGCAATATTGGCTGGGCGAATGTTTTTACAAACACGATAAGCGCAATCAGCACTAATTTGATAAAGACCGTAAGGCATTAAATCTTCACGCTGAAGATGAGTGTAAACTTCTTCATTATCATCCAAATTAATATCTTCAAATTTTTCTGGTATCAATTCAAATACATTTTTAATAATCTCATTACTAATAAGTCCAAGAAGGTCAAGTTTAATTCCAAACTTAGCTGCCGTATTCATTTCATATGAAATAGTAAGCTCGCCTTCTTTATTGATTTCCACCGGAACAAATTTATCGAGCGGATAATAAGAAATAAAATATCCACTAGCATGTGTTGACTTACCGCGAATAAGACCACGCAATTTTAAAGCAATTTGATAGGTTTCTGGATAACGATCCGCCCAATCACGGAACTTTTCACTATTCTCGTATGAATCTTCAATATCTTCAACAACTCCAAAATGCTTACCAATTGTGTCTGCCAAATGACTAGCGTCTTCTTCATTGGCTTCATTTACAATTTTATAAACGTCTTTGACAAGAATCTTTCCAGAAAATGTAGACACGGAAGAAATTTTACAAACTTTATTGGGATAACATTTTTTAAGCCATTCAATAATTTCGTCACGAACACCACCTAAGTTAATATCAACATCTGGGGCAAGATCACCTTGAATATAAGTAACCCCATCAATCACTTCTTTTTTAGCTCGAATCTTAGAAATAAACCGAGTGAAGAAAAGATTTTTATCAACTGGATCAACACCAGTAACCCCGATCAAGTAGAATATTAAACTGCCAGCAGCGGAACCACGGCCCCAGTCAATAAAAGCTCCAAGCTGACGAGCCTTGTTAATAACACGCCATACAAGAAGATAATAATCAATAAATCCAAGATCTTTTACAATTTCAAATTCCTCTTTAATACGGTCAAGATAAACCGCTTTTTTATTTTCTGGAATCTTATCACGAAATTTTTTCCAACCTTCGTTTACAAGCTGTTGAAGAAATTGCTCATTATTTTCAGCTTTTTCTGCAAAAATTCCTTTCTCTTCTTTTGTAAAAGAAATGTTAGGTAACCTTACAAGGTTGACGTTTTTCATTTCAATATTTTTAAATTGTTCTAAAAATTTCATATCTCAATAGTCAAAATTTGCTTTTTAAAAATCTCAAGGCATTTTTCATTATCATAAACAGCATCATGTGCTTTCAAATCATTATATTCAATATCATAAAGTCCACAAAGATGTTTAACAGAAGTCTTTACGCCCTTTTTAACATAATGATACATTTGATATTGCCAAGCTGTTCGATTTTCTGGAATAGTCTTCAATCCCATATATATACCTTTTTGAATGCATTGTATATCTAAAACGCGATCAAGATATGAAAAATCTGATTTGAGCCCTAGTAATCGGCGTAATGTGTTAATAACATAAACATCAAAACCAAAAAGATTTGCGCCAACAATTAAATATTCCGGATTGTAAAGATATCTTTCAAAAAGTTCAAGAACTTCTTTTGGATCCTCAGATCTTTCTTTCCAGTTGTTATAATCAAATCTAGTAATTCGCGCAGCATCAGCAGAAACATTCAGGTCTTTCCAATAAAGCATATGGTCTTCATTTTTAACAATTTTATGATCTTCATAGACTAACCAAGAAAGTTGCCAAGGTCTTGTCAACGCGAGTGCTAAAGATTCTGTTTCCGTGTCGAAAACAATATATTTTTGCTTCTTATTAAAACGTAAAAGATTACTCTGCATTTTCTTTCCATGCCTCCATACAAAATTCTTGACTACCAAAATGTCTTAATTCTGGTTTTTGAAACGTGCTTCTATTAAGAATACAACGATATGTCATATATGATTTAAAATCTTTGCGGTCACGATAATAAATAGTTTTTGATGGTACAATTTCATGATCTTTAATTGTTTCTTGTATATGTTTAATAAGTAATCCGTCAAATGGCAATCCATTATTTTCAATGAAATAAGTTGGCTCTGTAAAGTCTAGTTCCGGCACGCATTGACGACCATACAAAAGATTATAGTAAACATATGAATCATAAAATGGAATCGCTAAAGCAAGGTTCTTACCCCAGTTTTCTTTCAAAGTTTTAAAATCAAGCCTTGGGCGACTACTGTAAATCCCATCCGTAGAAGAAATATTATGCAATTTAATTAAGTCTGTGAAAGAACTTTTTGTAGCAAATATAATAAACTTGCTTTCAGTAATCTCTGATTCTGGTGTTTTGTTGGCGATGTCCCTACAAACACTTACCCTATAACCAAATCGTAAATCAAGTTTTGCTTTCTTTGCGTTTTCATAAGCTTCTACTAGTCCAGTTAGAGTATTATCTACAATAAATACTTCAGATAAGTTATAATCATTACAGATATCAAAAATAGAATCTGGTTGATTATGTAAACGATTTTCTTTTTCTGTAGCTTGGTCTAAAGTCAATACAGAAGTAAGAGAATAATTTGATCTAAAGATAGGTAGCATCAAAACAGATAGTATCAGAACTTTTTCTAAAAGTCAAAGTCATTATTTGATTTTTTCCAAGCCGGGCAACCGTCATATTTTCTTACTTCTATTCTATACTCAGGTTTCAAATCTTTATCTTTAAATTCTTCATTTGCAAAAATTGATTTAATAATTTTACCTTCTTTATCTAAGAGGACTTTGTATTCAAATTCATTTAAATAAGGGCAACGCCATCCGGATTTTGTTTGACACATCCATTTACGACTATACTCACCAGAAGCAAAATTTGAACGAGCTTTTTTATCATCAAAGTTTTTTAAATACTCGCTAATATATTCTAAATAATGTTCAAAACCAACTAATTCTTCCTCGCTAAAATGTGGACATTCTCTTTCTGGATCGTCTGGGTATCTTAAAAATAAAAATCTAACCAAAATATCTTTTTGTTTTTTATATTTTTTTCTAAGAGCTAGTGAGTACATCATACCCTGTAGATTACTTTCTAACTCTTCGCCTTTAAAGGCTTTTTTACTCGATTTAAAATCACGAATAATCATTTGCTTTTTATCTTTAAAGATACGATCAACAAACCCGCCAATTCTATATTTCGGCTGATCACTTGTGATATCGAATTCCCATTCAGAACCAATAAGTTTATAATCTCCAATAAAATCAAATTTTAACCCAACAAGAATCATTTCATCAATACACTTAAGATTGCTTATTTCTTGACCACTCTTCTTTAATGGCGGAACCATCTCGTCTAAATTTAATCCTTCGCGCTTGGCTGCTTTTATAATTAATTTAAAAATAGCAGGCTCTTTCAGACACGTTTTGTTTTTTACAATTTTTTTAACGTAATGCTCGTGCCTAGGATTGGCTAAGACTTCAAAGATTAAATGTGCTACAGTGCCACGCATTGCCCCAGAGTTATTTTTTTGTGGTAGCTTAAGATTATAATTGCAATAATACATCCAAGAACATGATTGTAATGTCTTGATTCTACTAGCTGATAGTTTTACTAATTCACTCATAATGGATATGTTGGATCTACTTGATGACAAGAAATTCCATAAAATTTAAAAATATCTACTGATTTTGTATCTCTATTATAGATATCTTTAAAAATAACATGCTTAATTCCATAAGCAGCAATATTAGTAGCGCATGCGGAACATGGTAAAAGAGTACAAGCTAAAAGTTTGCCTTCGCCCATTTTAATTCTAGCAAGGCAGTTACTTTCCGCATGAATCATATATGGTCGTCTCGCGTCACGATTACTCCAAAATTCCTGTGTTACATTGACTCCAGCAGCAAGACCGTTATAAGCGACAGCCAGAACTTCGTTATGATGTCCTAAAACACAAGCCCCTACTTGTTGATATGGATCTTCTGAACGCTGCATGGCAATAGCAGCTAAATTCATTGCATGTTGTTCCCAAGTGCTTCTCATATATTAGAATACCACTCCTTGTTCTCTTCTATAGTTTGATCCCCAAAATCATTCTTAAATGGATGATAAATTTGAATTTGGGCGGGGTCAAAAAACTCTACAAACGTTGAGCGTATTTTTGTAGCCGCTTTTTGCCCCGCCCTATTCTCGTCATTGTTGGTAGCAATGACGATTTGATCAGGATCAAGGCGAATTATCGCTTTCAATAGGCCTCCACCAGCCTCGGTCCCAAAAGTTATTCCAGTATTTTTAATTCCACTTTCCCAGAGCGATAACATGTCCCCGATACTTTCAACGAGAATTAATTGTTTTTTTTCTTTAATATATTGATGATTAAAAATAAATGGATAAGCCCATTCGTTTTTTCTTCCTATATGCTTCCATTTAATTTTAGATTGTCCTGTTACGTCACGACCAGAAAACCCTTGAATTTTTTTACGTGCGTCAAAAATAGGAAATACATATCTTTGATACATCTTACCTTCTGTGCATAGCCCACCTTCAAAGATTTTTAAAGTCTCTTCGCTAACCCTTCTTTTATTCCAATATGAATAATCTGGTTTTAAATCTACGATATCTTCATTAGAAAAATATTTAGCACTTTTATTAAAAGGATCTTCGGTATCATTATTGAATCCAGTATAATATTTAGCTTTATCTTCTAAAATTTGCTCGACTTGTTTGATGTCTTTTAATTTTAAAGTCAGCTTCAAAAATTCTTCTAAAGAAAAACTGTGCCCCGTAACGAAATCTTTAACCATGTTCGTTTGCAAATAAATAGCTACAGATCCAGGGTCATCACCACCACGATAGCGAGCAGTACAAGTAAGATAACTACCATAGTTCCTAGGATTACACCCAGCATCTTTTAAAAGTTCTAAAAGTCTCATATGATTTCTTCTTGAGCCTGATTATTTTCACGGTCAAAGATGTTCACATTAACACCATTTTGGTGGTTTACAATATCTTGTAAAGTACCCTTTTCTTCTACATTAAAATTATCCACATTAAATGAAATAAAATTTTTACGATATTGGGCCCGACCATTTTCAATAACACGGACAAGATCATTATGACCATGAGCATGTTGACCTTGATAACGAGATGCAAGTTCAATCATCTTATGAGTACCAAACTGGGCGCCATCTTCGGCCTGTTCTTCAAGAGTCTTACGTCTAAAAATTCCAACATAAGCAGCAAACCATTGAAGGCGATCTGATTGAGCAATAGCGCTAGAATCATCAGCCCCATTTTCAGCGCTACGATTCAATTGACAGGCCGTTAAAATAGGAATATTCATACGAACAGAAAGTTCTTTAAGACGATCTACTTTATCACCGATAAGTTGATACTCCTGTTTACCTTTTTCTATTTCTCCTGTTAGTTTAATATAGTCATAAACAACAATAGCGGGATTGCCACGCCCGACTTGGCCAAGATACCAACGCTGAATAATTGATTCAATTTCTGCGATTGGTTTTCCGGCAACCTGTAAATGTTTAACTTTGCCTTGCGCTTTAGCAAGTTCAGATTTTTTACTATTCCATTTAGCAAGAAGTTCTTTATTGTTTCTGAACTGTCCTGTTTCAAGCCACCACATTGGAATGCCAGTAATGCTACTAGCAATACGAAAACGAATTACGTTTGTTTGCATTTCGGTATCCAAAATAAGAGCCTGCATGTTTGGATTAACCAGCGTTGCTTTTGAACAAATATCGCTAAGAATAGTTGATTTACCATGTTTTGGACGACTCACCCATGCGTAAAGCTCTCCTGGCCTCAACCCTCCATACATTTTATTAAAAAGTTTATATGGGGTAAGATATCCTGTTTCTGTAATAGGATTATTAGCTCTTTCTTCAACCATCTTTTCGATGTCTTGGAAAAGATCTTCGGGATTAGATTCTAAATCATAAGCGGTAATCTTATCATTGTACATCTTATCTGCAAATGAAATAATTTCGTCTGGAGACTTATCCCCAGAGTTCTCCATGGACTCTGCGATAAGAGATGCTGTTTCCGCAATCTCACGGCGGATAGTGATTGTTTTTAAATTTTTACAAGCATCAATCAGTGATTTTTGGCTAATCTTTAAAAACGCAATGCTCTCAAGATAGTCAAAAATATTAAAATCTTGTTTAAAGTTAATTCCTAGGTTTTTAATTTTCTCCCCAAGGATTACTGGGTCAAGTGGCTGACTCTTCATTATCTGACCTTTAATCACACTAAAAATAGTTTTATGACCATTCGAAAAATCATTCTCATTGATAAAGTGAGAAACTTCAAAGTATACCTGTGGGTATTTAAGAAAACCAGCGAGAACGTGTTTTTCTATTTGTACACTACGAATAGAATTCATATTAAATTTTATCTTTAATTACCGCATTAAAAGCTTTTTCAGCAAACTCTCTCATATTTTCCTGTTTATTTTCGTCAGTAAAAGTTGGCCAAATTATTTTATAATCCGCGCTATTTTGGATAATTGAATCATTGATTGATTCGTCCATATTTGCTGGTGGTACTATTTCACCATTAATTGCAATTCTTTGCAAGTGAATAAGAATATTCTTTTCCTTAGCTTTTAACCAGCTAACTTCATCCTGCTCGTACTGTTGATAACGAACATCTGGGATAATACATACATCTGGTTGAAACTTGTCAACTCTTTCATCTAAAAGATTAGTCCAATATTTTCCTTCTGTTTGTTGACGTTTTACTTTTCCGTACCAAACTAAAAATTCACGAAAGGTTGCTTTTTCTTCATTGTTATCAGTAAAGACATTCAACCCAAGATATTTTTTAATAAAATCTTTACAATCTTCTTTAAGAGGCTGGGCTAAAGAAGTTCTATAAATTGTTAAACCTTTAGAGGCTCTAATAAGATTTTCTATTTCAAGTGCCAAACTATCTTTTCCAGATCGGGCGACACCAGCTATCCCAATATGTAATACGCTCATATACACATGATAGTCTAACTTATTTTGATATTCAAGCTAAATTTCTATATCAAATTTTTCTTTTATCCATTCTGGTGTTAATAAATGAATTTCATTTTCAAAAACCTCGATTACTCGAAAACCGTTCATCTCTAACCATGAATATTTTTGCAAATCTCTTTTAACACTATTCTTAAAACCTGTTTTGGTTCTATGGAAGTGCTTAACGAATTTATCATGTTGCATCCCATGAGTTTCTACTGCAACTTTTTTTGTAAAATTAATAAGATCACATTTCATTCTTGTTCCAAAAACTGGAAATTCTTCAACGACAACATGAGCATACCAAAATGTTTCTAGAAATTTTTTAACATTAAATTGTACTTTGCTTTTACAAGGCTTGTTCCAATCTACCAAAAAACGATTGATTGTTTTATTAACTTCTTTACCAAAAATATTTTTAAATTTCATTTCTTCCAAAAACTATACATATTTTTATCTATTTCATAAGTCATATATTCTACCGCTCTTGGGTTTAAACTTAAATAGAATTGAAACATTTCTCTTATTAAAGATTCTAAATTTGTGTTATCATTAAAGCCAAGCAGTTTTTTAGCTTTTTCATGATCGCAATAAGCATGTGTTACTTCTCTTCTTTTTTCTAAGAAAATTAATTCAGATTTATTAAATCCAAATTCTTTTCCAATCTTTAATACTAATTCGGCGGCGTCTTTTATTGTTATAAAATTATCTGAACCAATATTAAACACTTCATCCTCAAACTCATAAAGTAGTTTTTCAATAGGTTCGCATAAAAACTTGCAATCTGAAAAGGCTCGTGTTTGCAGTCCATCCCCAAAAATAGTAATATTTTCATCTTGAGAACATTGTCTAATCCATATTGCAATAGCATTTCGATATCTATCCCAATAGTTTTGATATTTAGATACAACATTATGTGGTAAAACGGTCGAGTATTTTAAACCAAAATGATCATAAGCTTCTTTCAAATCCATCTCGACAGCTAATTTAGCTATACCATAACAATCTTTTGGTTGTCTAATATCCGACTCTTTAAATGGGGGAGCTCCTTCTCCATATGTAGCAAAACTAGAAAAATTAATTAATTTTTTAACTTCATAATTTACGCATGCATTAATTATGTTTATTGATCCCAATAAGTTATTTGTATAATTATAATTTCTAATAAATGGGCTTAAAATTTCTGCGGCATAAGCGGCACAATGTATAACATAATCATACTGATCTTTTTTAAAAATATTATTTATAAGTTTAAAATCACGAATATCAACTTGATAAAAAATGACCCCCTCTGGAATATTTTCAGCGAACCCCCCTGTAAAATTATCTATTCCATAAACAGTATAACCTTTATTTATAAAATAACGCGCTAATACGCTACCTATCATTCCAGCGATGCCTGTTATAAGAAGTTTTTTCATTTGCGAAATAAAACTAAAACATCATCATATCTATTCTTTTGGAGTCTTAAATCCAAGATTTCAACATTATTATGTAATTCTTTAAAAACATGTAAATCTTTATCTAGTTCTTGAATATCTTCTATAATATATAAACCGTTATCTTTTAAATGTTTAAAAAATATTTTAAAAGATTTTAATTGATGATCTAAAATATGTGAACCATCATCTATGATAATATCGAACTGTTTCCCATCTAAAATAGAATTAACCTGATTTTCTTCCGTTGCGTCTACTTGATAAACTTTAAAACCTTTTGGTTCATATTTGAGTTTAGAAAGATTTATATCTAAACCAATTATATCTGAATCAATAAAATAATTTTTCCATAACATCATTGAATCGCCATCTTTTACTCCAATTTCTAATATATTAATATTTTTTTTCTTATCTTTAAAAAGATCTGAATATATTTCAATATAGGAATGAACGGTTCCTTTATCACTGATAATATTATTCATTTTATTTCTAATATCTACTTCTTCCAAAGTTGGGGGCGTTAAATTATTATTTTCTTCTAAATAATTTAAAGCATCAGAGCCGCCGTGAAATCCAAAAGATGTTAATGTGGTTCGATCATAATGTGACTGATCATTAGCTTCTGGTATTCCCGTGTCTTCTATTGAAAATTTTGCAGCAATATTATTTGGAGCATATTTTAAATTGTGCTCTAAAAATATATGTCGATATTTTTGGCATACCAAATAATCTTCATTACCCCCTCCGTCATCTGGGCAGTATTTTTGAGATATCTCTAAAAACTTTTTACTTCTAAGTGTAAAACCGCCATTACCACATCTCCATTCTGGATTATTACTAGCTAAATGTAATGGCCATAAAGCTCCTATATAATCATAATTTAAAAATTCGTCTGTCCAAACGTGTGGATTTATTATAAATCCATCATTTTGAACATGTAATACGAATTCACTATTTATATAGTCATTATAGTTTTTAATTACAAAAGAATTATATTGTTTATAATCTAATTCTGGTATTTTTATACATTTAATATCTGGCTCATCAAAATCTACCGATGATAATATTTGAACTTTATTAAATGGAATATTTTTTTTTGAAAAGCGTATCGCTTTAATAGTTTGTTCTAAATATTTTGGATTTCCTACTATTGCAGATAGGGTTACTTTATCGATTAAATTAGAAAATAAATAGCTCATTTGAATAATTTTTGTAAGATATTATACATGAAAACTCTACTATTATCAATATTTCTAATCTGTCTATAGGCAGATTGTATAATATTAAAATCCATATTTAAAGATTTTTGATAGGCCTCTTCTATAGAATAGTCCTCTGAATATAAAAACATAAAATCTGGTAGATCTTCAAAACCTAACAAAGTTTTAGTATTTCTTGACATGTAAACAGGAATACCATTATCTAGAGCTTTGCAAACAGAATTACAATTTGTTCCATAATTTTTTTCATGTACTAGTAGGGTAGTATGGGATAAAATCTCCCAATCGTTTATAATACCGTCTGGAGCGGAATCATGGCCAGCAATAACTACGGGAATTCTTTGTCTTAAATTTAATAAAGTCATAAAATGCTCATTATAAAATTGAGTCATTAATTGGCTAATATATTTTTTCTCTTTATGTTTACCTCTTTGTGGTACAAAGTATGGCAGATATAAAGCTTTATAATCTTTATAATTTTGAACACTTGTTACTTTTAAAGCTTTTTTTGGAAAAATAGATTTTAGCTCTGGATGAACAACTCCATTCCACACAACATTATTTAAATTTTCATTTTGTGCTATCATTGGATGTATAGTAAAATACATGTCAAAATTTTCTATATCATTTGTAAAATTAATATTTTCCATATCTGGAAATAATTCTGATGGATAATATAAATTTGTAATTAATTCAAATTTATTATCTGTTGTTTTTGTGGATGATCTATCACAAACTTTTAAAGTAGCTTCTTCTGTCGCAAAATAACAATCAATATTTAAACTTTTTAATAGTGTCCAAATATGATGTAAGAAATCAGGATGATGATTAAATAATAATGCTTTCATTTAAAATCTATGAAATCCAAATGTTTGATTTTTATCTCTACGTGGGTTAAATTCAGTTGGAGATTCAACAGAAAATTTTGCCGCAATTTCTATGGGAGCAATTTTCATTCCATTATTTTCGATGTCTTCTTTTTCGTAAATTGAAATAATATTATCTTCTGGTTTCTCTGGGTATTTATTAGAATATTTTTTAGTAAATTCAGATAATTTTTTACTTCTTAGTGAGAAGCCGCCATTTCCAACTCTATAATTATGTGGATTATAATTTTTTAATTTTGGGGTGTCTTTAATAAATTTATTGTTATTTAAATCCACCCCATTTTCTAAATTAAACATTAATTGATTTTTTAACTCTAATTGCCATGGCGCTCCAATATAATCATATTTAAGAAAATCATCGGTCCACATGTTAGGATTAGATATATAACCATCATCTTGACATAAAAGAGCAAAATCTGTATCAAAATAGTTTCCAAATTGTGAAATTACAAATTCATTATATTCATTCCAATTCATTTTAGGAATATTAATTACCTCAACCCTATCGTCTTGTGTAGAAAGATTTGCCGAAGTTAATAATATTGATTTTGCAAATTTGATTTTTTCGATAGAAGATCGGATTGCTTGCAGACCTTCTTGGAACTTACCAATACCATCAATACAAATTAATGTAACGTTTTTTAAGTTTAACATATCATTCATAGCCATGTAAATCTAAAAAAGATTCACTCCAAAATGGATAGACCTCTCCATTAAAAGCTTTCTCTATATTTGTATACGTAAATTGTTTTACTAATTCTCCATCTTCGTCTTGATGTAGATGAACATTTTGTGGGTATAACCAATCTTGATCTGGTATATTAAGTTCTTTTAATGCGGGTAAATATAAATGTTTTGCGGATGGAAAGTTTATAATAATGATACTTTTTTTACTAAGGGCTGCTGCTATATGCATTAAGCCATTATGAATGCCAAAAAAATACTCACATGAAGCAATTTCTGCTGTAGTATTTTGAATTCCTAAATTGGTTTTATTTTCTACATTTTCTAGCCCAGAAAAACTACGGCCAACCTCTACAAAAGAAAATTTGTTTAGGTTTTTATTAATAAAATCTTGAACAATTTTTTTATGTTCTGGATATAATAGTCTAGCTTTTTTATGTATAGCACTTTGATCTACCGGCCCTTTATCAAAGGTTAGTACAACTTTATTTTTAATTTCTAAAATAGGTGTTGAAAGTAATGGTTGTGGTTTTATTTGTTTTGGTAAGTCAAAAGCATTTCTAATTTTTTGAATAAAATGCCCCCCACCACAGTTAAAATTTGATTGTAACAAACAAACCCAAAAATTTTTAGGTTTCAAGTTCGGACTAAACACCGAATTTATATAACTATTATAAATATTAAATTCTTCTGCTATGGATTTATTGAAATAAAAATTAATATTTTTTTTATTATCTTCTGGTTTATCAAACAGATATAAAGCTAAACTATCACCTACGCCAAAATTATAGTTTAGTAAAGTATAATCAGATTCTTCTTTTAAGAAATCTGGGGTCGGCGGAAGATTTTTTATTAAATCAGTATGCTTATAAAAATTTACTATAGTATCTTTTATAGATTTCATTTGGATAAAATCATTTTAAATTTATCAAAAAGATATTGGCATATTTTAGTATTCGATTCTAAAAGAGAACGTAATTGATCCATTCCTTGAATTTTTTCTGGAAAGACTTCCGAAATGTCTTCTTTAATATCTTTAATTAAGCCTTCATCAAAAGAAATCCATGCACCGCTTTTTTTTGCGAAGCCCCACTGAATTAACATATCGGCAATTTCATATTCAGTCCAAACACTCTTACCGTCAATCCTACCATGGCGAATTGGGTAAGTAATTTCAACCCCATCTTTTTCATTTGTCGTTTTGCGTAAAAGAATTTTAGACCAATGCCCTATAATTTTATCGCCTTCGGTAATTTGATCAGATTTATATCTCGGTTGAAATTCAAAAATCCAATCCGCGTAGTGCTGTAAAGCATTTCCTCCAGAGCTATTTGTAAGCTTAGGATCTCCTTTTGCATATGGGTTAATTTGCACATTCGATCTTACTTGAGAAATTAAACCACAGATATGACCAAATGTGGACAAGGGTAACATAATTCTACGAAGAAAATTAGACGTTAATACGGCTCCAGCTGCAACTTTAGCGCTATCTTCAAACCCTTTATGTAAATCATTTTTAGAAATAAGAGCGTCCATACTATCTATTAAAAAATAATATCGAGTATTTTCGGGATTATTCTTAATCAGTTCTAAAATTAAACTGGCGATATTTTCATAAACATTTGACCTGAGAACAAAACAAGTTCCATTATCCCATTTTTGGGGATCGTCTATAAAATTTACGCCAGATATTTTCTTAACATTTGAATTAAGTCGTCCTTCGGCTTTAACTAAAAAGCCTTTTGAATTAGGAACGGACTTCAAAAAATTGTTCATTATAAGCAATGCCGCGCTAGTTTTTCCACCACCACTTACCCCTGTAAAACGAACAATTGCAGGAACTTCTAGTGAGCCACCAAGTTCTGAATCTAATAAGAGAGAGCCAGTAGATACTTGAAAAACCTGCTCGTCTTCAAAATTATAGTGTGAATCTTTATTATCTTTTAAATGCGAAGATAATATATTTTTACCTGTTATAGTGTTTTCTTTTCCCATAGATTTAGAAAGTGTCTTAAATTAACAACTCTATCTATATCATATGATTTTTTGTCTTTTAATGCAATATTATTATTTTCTATTTCAAATTTTTTTACTTCTGCTAGATTTAAATTAAATTTTTTATACTCACGATTCAAAAATTTTCGGCCATCATCGGATAAAAACCAACATAAACTATTCAATTTAAAATTTAAATTTAATGTTTCCCAAAAACTATCGTTAGGAAAAATTTTGAATAAAGTTTTTACAACTTTAAGTTCTTTGGGCCAAACAATATTAATATTGTCTTTTAAAAATTTTTTAACAAAACTTTTTTTATTTAGATTCGTATTGGTCACAAGCTTGGCAAAAATTTGGTTCTACTTTAAATATACTTCTTTTCAGACACAAAAAACCTTTTTCTGCATAATTACCGCCTTGGCATGAACATCTTTTTATCATTTTAGTTATTTCCTGTGGTGAACGGTGTCTACAAGTGTCAAACTTGTTAGAAGTTTCAGATGGCATTAAAATATGGACTTCGCTCATAATATTATATTACACTTTTAAATTATTAATATCAAAAAAAACCATTTCTTTAACAAGCTCTTTAAAAGAAATTTCTGGCTTCCAGTTTAAGTATTCTATGGCTTTTTGGGGATCTCCCATTAATAAGTCTACTTCTGCGGGTCTATAAAATATAGGATTTATTCTAACTAAAACTTGTCCTTTTTCAGAATGGAATTGTTCATTTATTTCAATTTTTTCTTCTGAAGAGTGGGTCCAAAAACCATTGATCTCAGCAAACTCAAAAGCTTTTTCTATAAATTCTTTTACAGTGTGTGTTTCTCCAGAAGCTAATAAATATTCTTTTGGCTCTGACTGGTTCAACATTAACCAAATTCCTTTAACAAAATCTTTCGAATGACTCCAATCTCTTTTAGCATATATATTTCCAAGTTCCAAAGGTTCAAAAGGATATCCATAATTAATAGATTTTTTGATTCTGGCAACTTCTTTTGTAATTTTTCTTGTTACAAACTCTTCTCCCCGTCTGGGACTCTCATGATTATATAACAATCCTTGTATAGCAAATAAATCGTAACTTTCACGATATACTTTAACAATATGCCTTGCCGCTGCTTTAGCTGCTCCGTATGGACTCCTTGGTTTTAAAGGGTGCTTTTCGTCTTGTGGGCTATAATCTACATTACCTAGTTCTTCTGAAGATCCGGCATTATAGAAACGACAATTTGGCGCATGTTTTCTAATTGCTTCTAAACATCTAATAACGCCGATAGCGTCAATATCGAATGTTTGTTCTGGTATTTGCCACGAAGCACCAACAAAACTTTGGGCTGCCAAATTAATAAAATAATCTGGACGTATTTCTCTAACAATATTATCAATTGATTGGGAATCAGTTAAATCGCCAGTTATTAGTTTGAATCTATCGCTATTTAATAAATGTTTTATGTTATGATGATTATTCGTAGAAGATCTTCTTACCATTCCATATATTTCATGACCAGTTTCTTCTAAAAGAAGGTCTGACATATAACTTCCGTCTTGACCAGTAACACCGGTAATAATAACTTTTTTAGGCATATTCTTCATCATCGTCATCATTATCTTCTTTGGACTTAAATTCTTTTTGGTTGCTTAAAGTTTGTAAAAAAAATTGCTCAATTTTATTTAGCATATTATTATATTTTTCTTGATAGATTTCTGTACTTTCTGTTACTTCATTACTGTTTTGTAGCGCAGAATAAAATACATTTTTAGGAGAATTTAGAATATTGTTAATTATTTCCAAATCTATTTTAGAAATATTATTATGTGCAAAACTTTTCCATGTTTTTATAAATTCCTTATGTACATAATTTTTTGTAAAATCATTCTCTTCATTAATTGAATTTGCTATATGATTAAAACAAAAAAATAACATAGACCATTGAAGATTCGACATAAATTTTTGCTCTAGGCTTGTATCCATAGAATCTCTTACTGATTTATGTATATCTTTATTTTTCATTATTTAATAGGGCAAGACCCACCTTCGCACTCGATACCTTCTAAAGCTTCATTCCCAATATTTTGATTTAAAACTGTCATTTGTTTTACTTTAGATTTTTTCATCTCATACTGTTCTTTTGTAATTTCTTCATATGGAGCTTGTTTAAACCCATGTTTTTGTCTCAATAAAAAGCTTACAGATTTAATACCGTTTTCATAATTATCTGATAGCCATTGTTTTAAAGAAGAAAGTTCTTCTTCCGAATAATAAGCTGTAACACTAACCGCATTATCTGACCAAACTTCTTGAAGTTTTTTAACCATGTCAAGTTGTTTAATTACGCCCATATCATCAGCAAACAAAGCTCCATCTGGAGTTTCACAAGGAAATTCAACAACTACAGTATCATGATTTTCAGAACCGTCAAAGTTAACTACGTATTCAATATAATAACCAAGATCTCTACAATAAGACACGAGAGGATCATTGCTAGCCATACGAATTCTACGAGTGTAATATTTAGAATAAGCAGGATGGACGCCTGGAGTCGCTCCAGCAAGCAAACTCAATGTTCCGCTTGGTTTTACAGTTGTAAGTTTTATACTACGATTCCACCCACGTTCTTTACTCCACTCTTTATCAAATTTACGAAGTTCTTTATAACAAGCGTCAAGCCAATCAATTTTATCAAGTGATTGGCAAATACCTGTAACCCCCAAGCCAAGGCGCATATTTTTATGTACAATTTTATTTGTTTCTTCGTGAATAAAAGGTAGCGCAGCTATAGCTTTTTGAGTTTTATATAAAAGTTTAGCGCAAAGAGCTAGCTCTTCTTTTGAACTTATATTATTTAAATATAGTTCTGAAAGATTACAACACTCATAAGAAGCGAGACTAATTTCTCCGCAAGGGTTTGTACCTACAACGTTATCTTCGTCTGTAGGATAAAGATTGCTATCTTTCATTGGTCCATCTTTAAGACGGCCATATTTTTGAGAAAGAGGTAGATTAAAAAACCCATAAGGCTCACCTTTAGCAAAACCCGTTTGAGTATCTAATATATAACCATTACTCCATATCTCATTTGAAATATGAGAAAAATCGTCTGCATAAATTGTATTATTAGACATCGCTCTCCAATTTGGAATATTTCCAAGAGACCAATTCTTAGCACGGAGAAAAAGATAATCATCTGGATCGCCAATAGCAATCTGAGCGCTACGACGAACATTTCCAGACACAACGATTCCGCCAATAATATTACAAATATCTAAGACATCAATAGAACGAAGTTTTTTACCTTCTCTTGTTTGAAAAATTTTATTAATTTTTTCAATACCATCTATAAGAATTTGCGGTCCACTAGCGATACCGCCGAAACCACTTATTCTTTCTCCCGCTCCACGAATAAGAATCGTAGAATAATTAAAAGATTTACCATTAACAAAAAATGCATTAAATACATTCTCAAGAAGTCTTATCCAGCCTTCCCTGCTATCAGATACAATAAAATCTGCATCTTTAGTATTTTTATGAATTATATTAACACCTTTTTTAACTCTAGGTAATTCATGAATGTCTTCACGGCGAATAGAAAATCCTACACCGCCTCCAAGCATCAAGTTTTCAAAAAGGAAAAGAAATGATTTAATACTGTTAATACTAACGTTCCAACAGTTCAGAAGAGAATTTGCTCCAAAACGATCAATAGTTGGAGTTCCAAGTTGCCAAAGCATCCGTCCTGCAAAATTACATTTAAGGTTAAAGATTAAATCAAAAAGTTGTTCGGCTTCTTCTTGAGAATAGTTTGCACCAATTTTTTGAGCACCATTAATACAACGACGAATTGTTTCATGCCATTCCTCTGTTTTTCCATCGTCTTTAAGTCTAGCATAGGTTCTTTTATAAACAATATATCCTAAACCATTAAACCCCCAATTAGGCTGCTTGTTTGCATATTTGCTTGCGAATTTTTCTGAAATAACTTCTGTAATCATTGTAATTATAAATTATACATCAATATGATTAAAGATGCAAAAATTAAAAATTATAAAATAAAAAAATATTTATTGAAGAGGTTTCGGTGTATGCTTTAAATTGCGTTTTTGTTTCCAATCTTTCACATAACTCTTTTTTACCGGATCATTTTTTGAACCGCCACGTTTTTCACTTAATTCTTTTGATAGGTCCATCATTTCACCAAAAGTTCCTGCTTTATTTGTTTTATCCATAAAAGCACGTTTAGAATATGGATCTATATTTGCATCTATACTTGCCTGCGGAACTGTAAACTCTCTGTTCCATTTAACTCCATTATTATCAATGAATACTTTTTCATCATTCATATGAAAAAATATATCTTGAACTTCTCCTGTTTCTGGATTACTGAATATATAATAAGGCATATACCCCTTATTTTATTTTCTTTTTATTGTTTTTTCTGATTTGATGGGGGCGCGGTGACATTCTGCGTAATTCACCATTTGGCATTCTCATATACTCAGTTCCATCTTTAAACTTAAGTTTTTCACCTATATTTTTATTAATGTCCATAATACTATTTTAAATTTGAAATAATTTGGTTAACCATTTTTTCAAATGTAAATTTTTGCTGTAACTCTAGACCTTTTTTATTAATTGGATTTTGTTTAAAACGCTGCTCGACTTTTTCAAAACCATCAATTAAATCATTTTCATTCCAATCAAATATATTTCCTTGATTATATTCCATTCCCTGTCTAAAAAACATATTATCATAACATGGTATTTTACTTGAGGGGTTAATTAAAACAGCGTTATCTTCATTCATCCATTCTTTGTAAGCATGGGCGTTCAAACCTATACAATGTTTACCAAGAGCTACTGACTGAAACTCTGGTAACCCCCAGCCTTCTCCACCACTCATTGCCATAACAATATCTGTATTATTTAAAGTATTATTATATACAGAATTTTGTTGCATATAACTTAAGAAGTTTATGTTCCAATATGTTTTGCCTTCTAAAGCTTGTCCCAAAATATTATTTTGAATTTTGGGGTCAATAAATGGATTAAAAATAGCGCAATTTAAATAATAGCCATGCTGATTTCCGTATTTTTTTACCCAAGCTTGTAGAGCTTTGATATGCCTTTTTCTTTGTGGCTCTAACTTTCCGAATAATCCAAAATAAATTCCATCTTTATCTTTTGGTTTTTCTAATTTAAAATGAGTACTATCAAAAGCCAAAGGCAAATAATCAACATTATCAATTGAATAATTTTTATATACAGAAATTGAATAATTACTAGAAAATAAAACTTTTTTATTATTTTTTATAATATTGAGTTCTGTCAAAGTCGGAGAATCAACTTCATAAAAAGTAAATAAAACCTGATTATTTGAATAACTTTCTAAACTACCATTTAAATGCCATAACTTAAATATGGGCCAATCTCTAGAAAACTTTTCTGTAGAAATTCTAATAGAATTTTGGATCCAATTAAAAAATTCTGGATCCTGTTCTTGTGTAGAAGCGTCTACATTTCCAATAGGAAATAGAATTATCTCTTCTTTCCTTTTAAAGAGTTCTCTTAAAATTCCAAAAGAGACCTGTCCAAAAGAGGTTGGATTTAAAGGTAGATTAAAAGCTAATTTAGACACAACTTAAAATGGAATCTCTTCGTTCTTACTTTCTTGCTTTACTGCTTCTTTTTGAGGGGTTGATTTCTTAGTAGAAATTGCTTTTTCTACAGAAGCTGGATTCATAACTGAATCCCCATTCTTTGGCAAGTTATTGTCAAAATAAATTCGGTAATCGGGTTGTTTAGAACCTTCTTCTTTGTATTTATTTTTAAATACCATTACATTAATTTCTTCTCCAGACTTTGATTTAATCTTGCCTGTGAGGAATTGGTTTCCGGTTTTAGAAGTCTTGATCCAAAAGGCTCCAGCTTCTTCGAGTTTAGGTTTATCGTTTGTTTCCATAATGCTTATTATAGTAGAATATATTTATTTATTTGTCAATTTTTTTTTAGCAAAGTCTATAAATTTGTTATGCCAATTCAAAACTGTCTGAGGAGTTACTTTTAGTATATTCGCAATTTCAGCATAATTTAAAATACGATCTTTATTATAGAAGTATCTATAATAGATAGCATTTTTAGTGTTTGGATCTGATATCTGATGAAATAAATCTGTAATTTTATTTATAATTTCTTTTTTATTAACAACGTTTTCTTTTTTATGAAAATCGTTAATAAAATATTCTAAGATATCATTCTCTGTTGTTACAAATTTATTATTTTTATTCTTAAAATTTAAACAGAAAAAACGAATTTGATTACCAAGCCAAGTTGAAAATTTACTACCCTTTTTAGGATCAAAAGATTTTGCAGCGTTAAAAATAATCCAGTATCTGTTGTCATTTAACTCATTGAGATCAAGGTTACATGAAGAACAGTATTTTTTTCCAATATTAAAAATCATACCACCATGCCTGTTTACTAATTCTTTTAAACTATCATCACATTGATTTTCAATGATTTTTTTTATTAAAATATCATCTTTTAAAGATCTCATTTTAATGAAAATAGCACGTATTTATTTAACTGTCAAATAAAAAATTTGATTTTTTTAAAAAACATAATATTATTTTTGTGAGCAAGGCGAACAAAATCGAGACCGAACGAAGTGAGGTTTCGAAATACAAGAATGTTCCTTTAGTTTAGTTTTTTTTATACTTATGTCAAGTTTATTATTTATTTTACTCTGTTCTATTGGGGCGTTAATTATTCATTTATGGTTTTATTCAGATTTTTTTGCATACTACGTAAAATCTTTAAAATTAATAATTCCAACCCCAATTTATAATTGGCTTTTAATTGAAGATTATTTTAATAATAACGATCCTAATTTAATCACAAATAGTTATATTGAATTTCTTTTTATTAAAAGAGCTTTTGAGCCGTCATTTAAAGTGCAATTTTTTTTAAAACTATTTTCTTGTATTACTTGTTTTTCTACGTGGGTCGCATTAGTAATATCATTATTTTTCTTTAATATTTTATATATAGGTTTAATTTTTATTGTGTTACGTGTTTTAGATTTTATTCTTAGATTTGTATCGCAAAAAACAATATAATACAGATATGAAAAAATTAGAATTTTGTAAACCTACGAAATCAGTAACTGGTTCGTGGATAACTTTTGGGTTAACACAAGACCAAGAAGATCAAAAGAAAAATGGTTTTTATGTAAATATGATTCGTCAAGCGGGTTGGAATGATGAAACTAAAAATGGAACGTTTAAAGATAATGTAAACAATCCTGAAAAGCATAAAAGAATTAAACTAAGTGAAAACGATATTGCAGAAACATTGCTGGTCTTACAATCAAACGGGACTAAAAAGTGGTCAACTGTTCATGCTGGTAAAACTCCTATTTTTTTAGAGCCTTTTATTAGAGAAGACAAACATGTAGGATATTTAATTAAATTAGGCGGGATCGGAATTGCTCTAAATTTTGCAGAGACGCTTCGTTTACAAGAATATTTAAAATTGACTTTACAACAAATGTATTTATAATACATTAATATGCGTAAAAAAAGAGTTTTATTTTTAACAGATTACGCTGGAGCTTTTACTGGGTTCGGTAAACAATGCAAATTATTATTATCTTATTTATATAGTCAAAATAAATACGAAATTATTAATATAGCGCAAGGCGTCCCTAAAGAAGGACCTCAGTTAAAAAAATATCCCTGGATCACAGAAGGTGTTGTTCCAACAGATCCAAACCAAATTCAAAGAATTAATCAAGATCCGAATTTAGCTAGAAATGCTGCATATGGAGCCCTAGAGATTGAAAACTATGTAAAAAAATATAAACCAGATGTTGTTTTTTCAATTAATGATACTTGGGGGTCACAATTCGTTGTTGACATGCCTTTCTTTGAAAAGATTCCGACTGTTTGTTGGAATACATTTGATTCGCTACCATTATTGCCAGACACAATTCAAAAAGCTCCAAAAATTAAAAACTATTGGACATGGAGTGATTTTGCTAAAAAAGAATTCCACAAACATGGATTTAATCATGTAAAAAATCAATACCCATTAGTTAATACAAAAAACTTTTATAAACTTCCGGATTTTAAGATTTTAGAAATAAAAGCACGTTTTGGCATACCTCAAGACGCATTTATTATTGGCTTCGTGTTTAGAAACCAATTACGCAAATTAATTAACACCCAAATCGAGGCATACGCTCTTTTTAAAAAGCACAATCCTGAAATTAAAAATACATTTTTATATACACATACTCATTATGGCGAAGGTTGGGATATACATCGCCTATGTCAACAATACGGAGTAGATCCAAAAGAAGTTCTGTGTACATATGTATGTAAAGAAACAAAAAATTATTTTATTGCACCGTTTCATGGTCAAGATATCGAGAACCCAATAACAAAAAGAAAAACGTTAATTACCCCAAATGTTAATTTTGGAGTAACCGACGAACAATTAAACGAAATATATAATATATTTTCATTGTATTCTCATCCGGCGACGTCTGGTGCTTGCGAACTTCCATGTATGGAAGCAGCTTTGACAGAGAAAATTATTGTAACTTCATCTTATTCTTTTGGTGAGGATATTATAGAATTAAATAAAGGTAGTATTGATGTTAAATATACCTTTTACACAGAACATGGAACTCAATTTTTAAAGTCTCAACCGTCTGCATATGAACTTTCCAAAGTATTTAAAAAAGTTTATGAAATGAAACCTCAGACTAAGCGTCAAATGGAATTAAACTCTAGACAATGGGCTTTAGAAAATTATTCTATAGAAAACAATGGTAAAAAAATAGAAGAATTTATTGACAGCTGCGAATTGTTAGATGAGTCTGTTTTTAACTTTGAAGACAATAAAACTTTACCAAACCCAGAAGCTGTTATCCCATCTAATAATGACGATAGAGAATGGATAAAATCTTTATATAAATTAATTCTAGCAAGAGAAGTTACTGAAGAAGATGAGGGGTTACAGCATTGGTTACATAAATTATCTCAGAATGCTCCTAAAGAGCAAATTGAAAATTATTTTCGACAAGTAGCATCAGAAGAAATCAGTAAAAACCAAAAATTAGATTTAAGTTCATTTTTTGATAATGATCCAAAATATAAAAAAGTATTAATAATACAACCAGAAAGTATTGGGGATATATTTTTACTTACCGCCACATTTGAATCTTTAAGAGACCGATATCCTATAGAAGAATATAAACTATATATAGCAACAAAACCAGAATATAAAGATCTTATAGATGGAAATCCATTTATAGATAAATGGGTTCCTTATCATCCAGCAATGGATTCCATTTTATTAATGGAAGGTAATGACCAAAATAATGGGTATTGTGATATTGTATATTACCCATATTTTTCTACACAAAGACTTCTTGATTATATGCACAATGGAATTGATAAAATTGATTTAGAATTAAAATAATATGCACTTATTAGATACATACGCATTAAGAACTGGTAGTAAAGTTAAAAAACCTTTTATAGTCAAAAAATTTTTTCCGCTACCTGTAGAGAAATACATAACTATACAAAATAGTAGTGGTATGGCAGCAAAGTGTTATGATTATTTTCAGGAAGTACTTTTATATTTAATTGATAAGCTAGACGCCCAAGGGTATAGAATAGTCCAAATTGGTAATAAAGACGATAAAGGGTTAGCGGGAGCTATTAATCTCTGTGGTCAAACAAATATTAACCAAACAGCCTTTATATTAAATAATTCTTCATTGCATATTGGGAATGATAGTTTTGCTATTCATATGGCTAGCGCATTTAATGTCCCATGCGTTGGTTTATATGGGATTACATATCCAAATATTGCTGGACCGTATTGGAATAAAGAAAATTCTATTTGTATAACTCCGGAAAATTTTAAAGCAAGTTTTAATCCAAACGAGTCACCTAAAAAAGTTAATTCTATTAAGCCAGAAATTATTATTGAAGCCGTTAATAATTTATTGCTAAAAAATAGTGAAAATATAAATTTAAAAACCAAATTTATTGGCCCAAGATACTTAAATCCAGTTTTAGAAGTTTTTCCAGATCAAGTTGTTCCACCAAATTTATTACCAAATCAAATGGCTAATATTCGTTTAGATTATAAAAATGAGCTAACAGAAAACGATTATAACAGTATTTTTAGTAATTTAAATATACGACCATCCGCAATTATAACAGATAAAAAATTTGATATTAGTTTATTTTTAGGGGTCAAGGATCGTATTACTCAAGTAATATATAATATTACAAATTCTATTGATATGGAATTTATTAGTAATTTATTTAATTTTAATATTAACTGTACTTTTGTATTTGAGAATAATGGTAAAAATATTGATATTTTAAATCAAAGAAAACTAGATTTAATTGAATATCCAGTATTGATACAAGAAATTGAATCTATTAATGAAAATATAATTAAAGATCTTTCCAAAGAAGACAATTTATTATATAGCTCAAAAAAAATATTATTTGCTAACCAAAGAATGTATGCAAGTAAACATGCGTTTCATAAAAATCAGGAATTAGGAAACAATCTTAGATTATTAGATATACCCCTTTCTAAAGACGATCTCGTTGATGTCGGTCTAGAATTAGGAGAATTTTTTATATATACAAAATAGTTTGACAAATAAATCATTTTTTACTATACTTCTGCCATGTCAGATAAAATAGTATATCGTTATAAAGATACAGTAAATAAATTTAAAAGAGACGTTAATGGTCTTTTAGAATGTATTGATTATACTTTTAACGAAGACAATACAATCAATTGGAGATCAATGATTAATAAAGAACATCTTGTCCCCAACCGAGATTCTTTTAAGAGTCAAAAAGATATAAATCTTAAAGAAATTGATGTTTCAACATTAGCAGATAATCAATTGCTTATCCTCCTTGCTGGAATAAAAGAGCTTGCTCAAATTCGTGGATATACAAATGTAAATTACGATGTTATTCAAGCCCAACCTGACTATGTAGCTGTAAAATGTACTATTAATTGGTTCCCAAACTACGAAACTGGGATGGAGTCTGTTTCATTTTCGGCTCTCGCTGATGCCCATCTTGATAACACAAAAGATTTTGCTAAAAACTTTTTGATGGCTATCGCAGAAAATAGAGCTTTCATCCGTGCTGTTCGTAGTTTTCTTAAAATTAATATTGTCGGAAATGACGAAATGGGTAAAACTACACATGTAGATATAGATGTAGAACCTAACACGTTTGTTACTCAACCCGTATCTTTATTACAAAAAACAATGGAAGAACACAATATTACTTTTGAACAAATTAAAGACAGGGCAATTCAAAAAAATATGGATGGAGCAGGTTTGTGGTCAAATATCAATGACATTCCACCTTTATCAATGTTTACTATTATTAGTGGCATCAAGAATAAAAACAAAAAATAAATATTTAAGATTTTCTTTTCGGTGGAGGAGTCGGCCCTCTTTTAAAATTTCTTAAAGCATTTTTAAGTTTCCGTTCTTCCTCTCTCGTATCTTTAAAATTTTGAGATTTCTTAAAATTTCCAGACATCACACCATCGTAAATAATATCAGACTTTTCTTTTTCGCTTGCTTGATCATAATCTCTTTTTCTATCATTATCTTCTAATGCTTGATTTAGATAATTATCAGTATCTCTAATTGCGTTTTCTATTTTAAGATTACCTTCGTTTACTAATTTTAAATTTGCTAAAAATTTAGCGCGCTCATCTGGTGATTCGCCTATTATATCACTAAAAAGATCATTTACTAAACCTTGCACATCTATCTGGATATCATCATTAGCAGATAGGTTTTCATAACCTTCATATGAACAAGCTTTACTAAGAGCGTCATTATAAGCCTCTTCTCTATCAACACCTAAACCTTCTAAAGTATTTGCTACAGCGTCAACGGCCGTTTTTACTCCAATATTATTTCCACAGTCTCCTTGATCGCAAGCCCTTGATTTTTTCTCAAAATAAAATCTATAACAACTCATATTAAATATTTACACTAATTTGAAGAACTTGACGAAGAATCTTGTCCGATAGACACGCTTCCAAAAATTGCAAAAGTATTTAAATTTCCTCCACCAAATAATGGAATAACATTACCAAGAAAATTTATCCCTCCAATAGTGGGGGAGGATAATGGTGCGCTAGTGGAGATAAGATCAAAAGCAGTAGCATTATCTGCATTTGTTAAAGCGGCTGAAAATAATGGGTCTTGAATTACAATTGCAGATTGAAAAGAAACAGAGCCCCCTAATAAAATACCTCCAACACCCCCCGCACTTTGATTAACAGGACTTCTTAAAAATATAAGAATCTTAGGCCAATACTGTCTTTTTACATAAACGATATCAGCAAAATTTATAAGGACCGCGCCTTGAGAAGATAAAAACCTATGATATAAACCTGGGGTAACCAACGAACCTTCTGTTGGATTCTTATTTCTAGAAACTAGATAATTTTTTTTTATTTCTAGGTCAAGATCTAAAGCATTTGGGGTTTTATTATTTCCATTAGATGACGAGGTAGAATTAGAACCCCCATTTGAATCAAAAAATTCTGATTGTGTTTGATTATAATAAACACCATCTCTTGATTTACGAATTTTTTTACTAAAAATTGAAATAGCTTTAGTATCTCCGTTTAAAAATGCTGGAATTGGAGTTGCTGCAGCAGCTGAAGCCACACCAGCAGTTGCTCCAAGAATCGTACCTGTTGCACCCCCTCCTAATAAAAAAGCTTCAAAAGTAAAATCAAGCAAGGGCACGGCAGCAACAGCTACTTTAAATTTTTTTACAGTCCAGTATAGTTTAGCAAGTAACTCTAAGTTAACAAAGCCTGCCGGTCTTTCTGTTCCAGGTCCTACCGCTAAACCTCGTTCTGGTAAATTATCTGGGTTATATGGTATAACTTGTCCGTATGTATGAATATTCATTATTATGTATTAAAAATAGATTGTATATGCGTGAGCCCTCCATAGAAATATGGAACGGCAATTAAACCCGGAGCAGAATCAACAATACTACCAAGTAATATAATGTTTTCTCTTAAAATTTGAATTGCGGAAGTATTTTCATCGAGTCCCATTGGTGAATTTCCGTTTTTATTTGAATCATCGCCCCTGTATCCTATCAATATATATAACTTTGTTTGTCTTCGATTATCGGGAAGTTTTAAAATTCTTCCTGGATTCCAGGGGAATTGGTCTTGTTGCTCTCTTTCTTCTGTTGTAAGGTCGGGCTCTATTAAGGCTGGAAATGGATAATATTTCCAATTCTCATCGGTATTAACTTCAGTACATTTTATTTCTGCATAGTATGGTTGTAAATATTCATCTATATCTATATCTATATAAACCTTATGATTTGGTTTTAAATCGAATTCTTCTTGCAGACCTTGAATTCGAACACTACTACTATAGTTTAATGAAAAAGTGCTAAAGACAAACCCAAGAGAGACATAATATGGGTTATCGAATCCATCATCTGACCCACCCACAAGTTCAAAAGCTGGTCTCTCATAAATTTTTTCCCAAGTATGTTTAGGATAGCCCATGATTTATTATGTATTATTCTCCTCGTTATTCCCACCTTCTCCATTTTCAGATTCTTGAGCGCCTGCTTCTAAATCAGTTTTTATTGCAAGCAAATGCGTTAATCCCCCTTTAAAATAAGGGAATGGAGCTAAACACGGAACGCCACTTACGATAGATGGAACCAATAAAATATTTTCTTTTAAAATTTGAACAGGGTCATAAGCATCTGAATTACTGCTTTCTGATTCGTCACCACCAATACCATCTCCATTTTTATTACTATCATCGCTTAAATAACCTATTAAAACATAACATTTAAGTTGTCTTTTACCGTCTCGAACTTTAGTAACACGACCATTATTAAAATCATCTTGTGGCTCAATTTTATAAAAATATGGATAGTTTTTCCACCCATCTTCTGGAGCCGCTTCTCCTACAAACTCATTTTTTATAACTGCTTTTTTTGCTCCTAAATTCATTGCGACATCTATTTCAATATATATTTTTTGGTCTCTCTGCCAAGAAAAAGGGGTGTTTAAATTTTGTATATTTAAAAATGAACCAGTTTCAAGACTATATGTAGAATAACAAACCCCATCACCAACATAAAATTCATTGTCAGCCTGTCCACTACTTTTAATAATCGGAAACGCAATTGGCTCCAAAGAAGATGGGAATGGTTGCTCAGGATATGGCATATAAATTATAATTACCCTACGCCAGTTATTCTAAAAATAATTCCAGAAAGACGGCTTGCTGTAGGGGCATTTAAATCTCTAATTACCAATTCTCCGACATCAATATTATCACTTTGAACCGCAAGAATGTTATTATAATTAATTTGAATTTTTATAGGAATTCGTGACCTACCTAATTCTGCATTATGAGAATAATAGTAACCGTTAAAATAATTATTTGCTTTAAAATTTACCAAATCTTTTTTTGTAACAAATCCAGTAGAGATATTCCAAATATCTTGAAAATTTCTTAAACCAACATAAGAATTAATATTTCCTTCTAAAAAGGCAGTACTGGCTAAAGAATAATAAAAACCGGTAACATAAAATTTATTAGAATAATTCCCACTAAAAATTGGAGATACTAAATTTAAATTTTTTCTATTTAATGGGTATTGTGGTTTTTGTAATATTGAATAAATATTTTTTCCACCTTCCAAAGTAGAGTTGCTAAAAAAAACATTATTATTATTAGAATTTAAAGTAATATTGTTTCCGCCATCTCCAGAAATTAAAGATTTAATAATAAATTTATTATTATTTAAACTAAGGCTTACTTGGTAAGTATCTGAATTATTATTGATATTTTCAATAAAGGTGCCAGTAGAATTAAAAAATTCAGTGCCATTAAATTCTGTTAGATCGGGATAATAATATATTTTGTTATCATTAATTACAATATAATCAAAATTATTAAATCCAGTGATATTAAAAGTCAACCATCCGGTAGCATTTTGATAACCAGTTGGAATTGGATAATATGGAACATTATATAACATAATTTTAAAATGGCCTAATAAATGGGTTTAAATTTGCTTCAAATACACCATTTTTAGCGAGACCGGTAACAATTCCAGATATATTATAAATACCTGTAACATTATATGCTTTATAAGGAGTATTTCTAAGAGTGGTAGTAACTAAAGAATCTTGAGTTACTTGGTAATAATCAACAGGGGTATTATATCTACCACCTACTAATAATTCTCTATTAATAACAGAAGGTTTTACTATAATAGCAGATCCGCTTACAACTCCAGTTCTATATACATCTCCAGAGTTACAAAGATATTTTGTAAAAGATACTATTGTTGTTTCTGGGTCATAAAAATAATAAGGTGTTTCATCAAAATTATAACATAATAGGCCAGAAAGATAAATTGTTTCATTTAAAGCCCCCACTCCACTTTCATCATATATATACCCAGAAACTTTATTAAATTTAATCCATTTTTCATTATCTTCCACCTTTCTAATTAAAGGTACATTTTGAAATCTGTATGATCCAGATTCGTTTTTTGAATCTCCTGTTACATATATATCATAAATACCAGTAAATCTTAAAGGAGTTAATCCCGAAACGTCCACTAGATAATCTGCTCCCAATAAACATTCGGGAGCAGCAACGTGACCACTAAAAGGTACGTTTAAAGCATCTGTAAAATTAATATTATGTATAAAAAATTTATTTTGTGGGTATAATGGTAATAATTCTTTTGGTCCAGTAGCCGTTCCACCTCCACGCTTTTCGCGTTTTTCCTGAGGCATAAAAAAGTTAATTAACCGAACTTTAAATTTTTTATATGACAGAAATAATAAATCTTCTCCACATAATAAATCAAGATTATCTTGGTTGTTATATGGGTCATTAAACCCTGCGTTTATCGAAAAATTAGAACCAGTTCTAATAATTGTAAATTCTGTAGGAATAGGTGTCCGAGTATCTTGTTGAGTACGACCAGATGGCGCACAAGTAAAATAAGGACACTCTCCAACGTCTAAATCGTCACCAGTCATTTTTTTGCTATAAAAACCTTCTGGACATGCTATTGGAATTGGTTCTGGACATATAGTCTTTTGTAGAGATTCTGGTTCGGGTTTACACCAATAAACATTATCAACTTCAATAATTTTGTTTCCAGATATTGCATATGGAGGACAATTATCGGGCCATATAAATTTTACTAAAGTTTCTTGTCTAACCGGAGGACAATAAATATTTTTTGTAGTATTTGTTTCTTCAATTTTATTAAATTGAAATAAATCTCTATACGAACAAGTAGTTTGTAAAAAAGCTTCTAAGCCAAGTGGTTCTGGAGCCCCACTGCTTACAAAACTATCTATTAGATTTTGACTAATAGTACCAGTAATAAATTGATCAAGTTTAACTGTAATTTTATCTGTAGGCAAAAGATTTTCATAATCTTCTTTAAAATCAATAACATCTAACGTTTCCCATAAATTCGTGCTACGATTTAAACCTTCTAAAACTATATTGTTTGGAATCAAATATCTAAATCCTTGGTAACCTTTAGGGCCTCTTAATGTTTTATCAAAAGTGAGTACTTCAAATTGATAAGATGTATCTAATATTGCGTTTACTGATTGAACAGCATTTCCGGTAGGTATTTTTTTTCCACCAGCATATTCCATTAACTCATTCTTTTTTGTAAGAAATTCATTTTTAATAGTGATTTGTGGTAAATTTCTATATGAAACAAAATCAATTCTATTATTTACATGGCTTAAAGGAAGACCATCTCCGGTTGTTCCTGTATTTTTCCAAAAACGCATTAAGGGTCCATTGATAAAAACCCCTGAAAATTCTCCACTCGTACAAGGATATGGATACCACACAGGGTACGAAACGGGGTCATTTAATTTACTATTTAAGACATCAACAAGAGAATCTATCGAATTCCAATGATTCGGATAAGTTAGAGCAAACCCTGTAGAAGGGTATGGCGGGTTATTATTTTGATGCCATAGCTTATATGTTTTTGGAAAATCAAAATTGTATAAATTCCAAATAATTTGTTCACCTGTTACCCATGTATTGTATAATAAATATCCAGAGACCGTAGTAAAATACAATTCTAAACCTACAGTTTCTAAAAGGTCAACAGCTGCCTCTGGAGGTCTACCTATAATATCTATATTTTCTTCTAATTTTTGTTTTAACCATTTTCTAAAATCGTCACTTTGAACATCTGTTCCGGTCCAACAAATTAAAGCTGTTTTCGGTTCAGGCTCGTCTATTTCTACGTCACAACCAATTTTAAATTTACAAACAGTTTGGAAAGAATCAAAATAATTTATTAAATTTTTAGATATTTTGGGAGTAAATTTTCTAAGATATAAATCTACAGGGTCAACCAAACCCTGAGCGGCTTCTTCGAAAAAGATACCGCTAATACGCATATTTTCTACAATATTGTAGGACCATGAAAATGCATTATTACTATTCATCAACCCCGTTAATTCATATTCCGCCCAAGATTCATCAAAAGCAAAAGTCGCTTTGAATCCAGTATTTTGATATTTAAACTGTTTAATAGTAACTTGTTGTTTCGTTCTATTATAATTAAGAATAGGGTCATAAGGTTTTTTAGTTGCGTATTCTATTAAGTAAGATGAATAACCAGACATTCCAGAACCCAGTCCACTAAAAATATTTTCTTCTAAACCAGCTGTTACAAAAAATTCAGTATCGTTTTTTAAATTTAATATAGCTCCCGCTGTACTATTAGAAAAAAACTTGTTTGTGTAACCATATTGATTAAATATTCCACTATTCGAAACCCAAGAAAAATTATTATCAATAAGATCCCCTCTTTCACTTATGATTCTTATTTCCGTATCGTTAGTTCCGTAATAATTAGTAAGACAACCGGATTCTTCAATTGGGAATTCAGAAATCGAATTACTACTACTGCTACTACTAAACAAATTACTACAATCGCTGATATTTGTTATAATGCCGTTTGCTACTTGATATGCTCTTCTTGGTGGGGGATTTAATACTGTTTGTTGCTCTAATACCGCATAAAAACCATCCGTAGCTAACTGGCAATTTTGATTTGAAAATAGATTACATCCGACATTAAGACCACACGATGCATCGTAATATACAACAACACGGATATCACTACCACATAAACCTTCTGGAGTATTTGAAAATTGCAAAGATCTAGCGGAAGACAATGTCGATAGACATGGACTCTGCGGATCCGTGTCTACAAAAAACTCATATACCGTACCATTTTGTCCAACCATATTACCAGCGACAATCGATCCTGCAGAATTAATTTGCATCACCGTAAAAGGAATGTTAAAAGTTAAAGTCGCAATAGCATTAGCTGCGGTGGACGTTCCGCTCCCTACAAAACGTCCGTTAGAATCAATAGTATAAAAATTATTTGAAGCATTATTAAAAATTACTGATCCATTTGCAATTGCTGAATTTAAATTTAGCTGCACACCATCGAGCACAAAAGTAATAGGTTCTTGATTTTCGGTTGCATTTATGCGTAGTCGCGCACCGGCTATTTTTACAGACATACTATGAGTATGAATTTCACCTACGCCACCATTACTAATCCAAAATCCGTTAGTCAACCCCTCATAATTATATCCAGCAACTAATGTATTATTTGATGTAGCTGTTGCAATAATTTGACCCTGTCCATTAGTACCTTGTATAGTCTGATTCGCTGAAATTATTTTAACAAAATTACTCATAAATTCCCTATCCCTTTATTATAATTTACACTAATTTTTTATAAATAATTTTTATTATAATTAAATTGTAATATTATATCTAAAACTTGCACCTTTATTCTCCTTTTACAGATTACACTAATTATTTAAATTATTTTTATATTTTAATTGAATAAATTTTTCTATAATTAACAGTTTTTAAAACCAAAAACTAATAGATTACTTAATAGACAATTACGGTACCAAGGGGGCTATTGAAATAAGTGCCTGTCGGTGTATTTGCTGGCCCTTCTTTTTTGTATGTCCAAGAATCACCCCCTAGACATGGAGTTCCTCCAATAGTATTAGTATTAAATGATATATACCATTCAGCTAACCTAGTAGGAGAATTAAGTGCGGAAGAATCAATAGAATTGTATTCTATTTCAACTGGATTACCGCAACTATCAGCTCCAGACCAGTAACATGGACTTATACGTTCAACAATTACATTTTCATTAATAGAAGCTTCATAGTTGCCAATATTTTCGTAATTGAGTGCTACATTATAAGTACCAGAAAATTGGTCTTCTATTAAATTACTACCTTGTGTAAAAATTCCAGATCCACTAATTAAACAAGGGCCAATATTAATACTATTTTCGCTATCATTTAACGACCATAAGCTATTAATTACTTGTAATGTTAAATTTCCTGTTGCGTAAGCACTGCCAGTTTTGTTCATACTGCCCGTGAAATGACCTGACCAATTTACAGTAACGATATCTGGTAAATCTTGGGCATTATAATAGCTACCCAGTCCCAATCCTGGATACATGCAGCAAGAAAGTTCTTCCGTTCCACCCCCTCCGCCCCCTCCGCCCCCTCCGCCCCCTGAGGACGAACTACTAGATGAACTTGAAGAGTTGGGACATCCTAATACTAAATTTATGGGCCCAATGTTCATACCAGTTATACGATAAACAGCATCTAAAAGAACAACTTCATTAGGATTAATTTGTGAAGGGATACCGATATTAAGAATTAATACATTTTCTCCCAAAATAAAAGGTAAATTATTACCGCCTGGAGAAAGACTACCACCATAACCATCTATGAAACTTACCCCTACCATATTTAACCCTTGTTGCAAGCCAAAGAAGCTAATACTATTTCCTGGACCAATAGAATATCTTTTTGCGTTAGAAGTAAAACCTGATACTATTTGACTATTACCCTGACTAGCTCCTAAAAATTGCCATTTATTTATATCGCAAGATGGTATAGAAGAACTTGAAGAGCTCGAGGAGCTCGAGGAACTTGAAGAACTAGAGGAGCTCGAAGAGGAAGGTGGTGGCGGACATTGACTACTACTACTACTACTACTTATAGGGGTCCCTTCACAAGAACAATTATTTAATAGGTCAAAATATTTTCTTTGACCAGGTGGTTGAAAAGATTCGCAAATTCCAAATCTAATAAATTCACTCATTTTAAAATAATTAAATAAGATTGAAAGGACATGTACCTATTTGTTTAACTATGTAAGCATTGAAAGGTCTCCAAATACCATACCCAAATGTTATATAATATATTGTACGAGAAGCTACCGTTCCATCTCCAGTATCAATATAATAACCTTGGTCAAGATACACTTCATTTGTACTTGTTGGATGCGCATAAATATAAGCACCAGAATATAGACCACCTACAGGACCATAAATAGTTTTTACCGCTGGCGGGTTCTCCGGTTTTACTGGTATTGTTGGTAAACAACAATCACTTGGCGAATAAGAAGCAATATCCAGCCATAAAAGATTATAAGGTTGCCTATTTAATCCTGGATCTGGAACATAAGGATCAATAAAGATCGAATTTATCTCTCGAGAGTAAAAACTATCCCCATATTGACCCACAACTTTATATCGTGCATAATAACGTTTACCAGCTTCAAATAAAGATTTAGGAATGTTAATATATATAGTACAAGCTGATCCTCCGCAGCTAGTATTAGTACCGTTAGAAGTAATTAAAAAATTGTTAAAACCTGGAAGATATTCTTTATAAAAACCATCTGAAGAAATATCCACTTTAATTGTTTGTACTCCTACCGGTAAAGTAACAGATACAGATATTTTTGTTGTATCTATAACATCATTAGGATCCCATCCATTACCAAAATTAAAATAAGGTTGATTACTTGGAGTGGTAGGAATGGTTCCGACAGTCAAAACTGTAGAATAAGGACTATTACCAGCCCTATTAACCGCTCTAACTCTTACATAATATAACTGATTTGAACTTAAATTATTAAGAGTAATACTATTATTAAAAGCTTGGCTATTAAAAATAGTTGAACCTTGAGCAAAACTACTACTAGTACTATAATCTACTAAATAACGTTTTGCATTAGAGACAGGAGACCATTTGAGAAGTATTGTATTTGATTCGACCCCCAAAGCTTTTAATCCTGTAGGGGTCGAAGGCGCTGAAGTAGGATTATTAATTAATGGCTTTGTTGATTCATAATTATTTTTTATTAAAGCAATTTTATTAGCCATTTCGTCATTAAAAGTAGTAAAATTGCCACCAATAAATAAACTATCACTAGTCTTATTTTTACTAATGGTATTTATAGGATTATTTGTTCCGTAAACAGTCATGGGAACATGAAATGGGTAAAATGTATTATCAATAAAACCTTGTGGAGTTATTGCAACAATATTTTTAACATTTTCAGTTCTTATGTAAAGAGCGGCACTTCCATATTGGGAAAAGAATCCACCAATTACGACAGATGAATGATTATCATCAATAAAAATTTTATTTACTAATCCGTTAATACCAGGTTGATAGCCAATTCTTGAATCTGGGGATTCTAATTGACCATTTTGTGTGAGTTTAACTATACCCCTATAAAACGAAGCTGACCCATATGAAGTAAAATTACCACCGACATAAATAAAATTATCAGATGTATTAGTTAAAGTATTAACTGGGCCGGTAAACCCACCCTGTAAACAAGTATTGCATTTCCAAAAAGTGTTATCTGCAGAACCATCTGATAAAAGACGACCAATCTGAGTCCATCCACCCCAAGAACCGCCAACTAATAAAATTTTATCATCTTGTAATTTAATATCATTAATAAATCCATTTACTGAAACATATGGTAAAAATGTAGAATCAACAGAACCATCAGAATTTAACCTAATAATATTACCATAACGAAAACGTCCATAATTAAACTTTCCACCAACTAAAACTTTTCCGTTTGGCTGCAAAGCTAAACTTAATATCATAGACGTAGTAGTACTATTGCCGGGGTCAAAGTCCGGTGGCCTGAAGGTGTGATCTATAGTTCCATTTGGGTTAAGACGAGCAATTCCTGGACGGGGGGTTCCGTCAACCATAAAAAATCTTCCGACAATATAAAGTTTATTTATTGTATCATCATATATCATTGATTCAATTTGGCCATTAGTTCCAAAACGTCCAAAACTTAAGTCTACTTCTCCATCAGGGAATAACTTAACTAAATTTGAAAATTCTTGACCGTTTACGGCGCGGAAAAGTCCACCCACATAAATATTTCCTTGTTGATCCGTATCAAGAGCACTAACATAACCCGGACCGTTAGGAATGTAATTAGACGCAAAATAAGGAGATACAAAACCAGTTATATGCTCACCCCTATTTAAAAAGGTTCTAAATGATAATGGGCTTGAATTAAGACTTGTAAAAGTTGGGAATACAGACCTTACTCTCGCATAGTAACTAGAATCAATATCTAATCCACTAACAATTCCAGAAAATGTGGTAAACGTCCTATTATTTATAATAAGATCTGTAAAATTAGAATTGGTAGATACATCCATGGAATAACTAGATGCATTATTTACTGGATCCCATAATAGAAAAGCAGCTCTAGAGGAAACCCCACTAACTCTAAAGTTAGACGGAATTGTACTATTTACATAGACATTCGTAGCGCCAACATCTGTATTTACAGTATCATCTTTGGAATTACCAACAAAAACTACTAATCCATCATCTGTCATTTCAAGACCTCCAGCGCTAATACCATATGTATTTGGAGAATTATAATTCCCATAAGACCCCATCATTCTTTGTACGTAAGACCAACCATTATTAGCATTTCCTTGGTATATAAATGAAGTTGGAGTATTTCCGCCTTGACCATAGTTTGTCGCCGCAACGGATATAACACTACCATCAAAATTTGTACTAACAGAGTCTCCAAAATAAAAAGTCGGACTTTCTGTAATTTTTTGTCTAAAAGTCCATCCATTATTTGGATCTCCATTAAAAATAGTTACTGCTCCCGCGCTTGGAGAAGATTGAGAATCTGTTTGAGATCCAACTACAAAAATATTTCCATTTTTACTAAATTTTACGCTATGACCAAATTTGTCACCAGCCGTATCTGATAATAATTTTTGTTTTAAAGACCATCCGTTAGTACTATTTCCAGTAAATAAAAATGCAGCTCCAGCGTCTTGTCCATTTGTAGAATCTTTGATAGCTCCTACACCTATAATGGAACCATCATTATTCATGGAAACACTCCATCCTAATTCAGTAATATTTGGTACCGTATCAGCTAAAACTTGTTTCTCTACCCACCCAGCATTTTTATTTCCAGTAAAGATTTTTATAACCCCACCTCTTAAATTTCCATTAATGTTCAAAAGACCCCCATAATTGGCACCCCCTGGGGTTCCGACAGCAAGTATTGTTCCTTGGTCATTTATAGCGATACTTTTTCCAAAATAAGCAAAACCAAAAGTAGTTCCTTCTTGGGAGACTGGATAGCTTAAATCTTGTTTAAGGGACCATCCATTATTTTTATCTCCAACATATACACGAACACCGCCTGAGGTTCCATCTAAATGCCCACCCATCATTATTACAGTTCCATCACTATTGGTCGCAACGCTTGATCCATATCTACTACCATCATTTTTTCCTAAGAGTCTTTGTTTTAATGACCAGCCATTAGTTTTATTTCCAGTGAATACTAATGCAGCTCCAACCTTATTTCCTTGAGTGTCATCATCTGGACCGCCAAGGATAACTACAGTACCATCAGAATTTGTAGCAACGCTTGTTCCCCACTCATCATGACCTAAAAATCCACCTTCATAAAACGGATTATCATCACTAGTATTTCCTAATATTTTTTCTTTAAATACCCATGGATCAAGATTATTAGGACTACTACTACTACTACTACTACTGCTTGATGATGGCTCTCCTCCACCACAATCAAATTTATTAATAATAACACCATTAACAACTTGATAAATTTTATTAAGATTTGCAGGTCCTACATACCATTGATAATAACCATTTGGAGCGGGCGACGGGTTTACAACATTACTTCCATAAAAATTACACCCGACTGGAAAACCAGCTGAATAACAAGCATTAGTAAAGGATATGCTTACTATTGAGCCGGTATTACAAGTAATCGGAGTATTTGTATAATAATAAGCATTTGATCCAATAAGATTTAATGACGAAGATGACGAAGATGAGGAAGATGAGGAAGACGAAGACGAAGATGAGGACGAAGATGAGGAAGAAGACGAAGAACTAGATGTTGAAATCAATTGACCATTAGGGCCCAATCTTGCAAAATTATTTACTAATGGAATATTATTATAAGTGTTAAAATTACCGCCTACCAGTATATCATTATTAGATTCAATAAAAACTGAATTAACAGAGTTGTTAAAACCATTACCTATATTAAAGGTTGTATCTATTGTTAAATTGTTATTTAAACGTATAATTCTATTATAATTTTGACCCAAATATTGTGTAAAGTCCCCCCCAACGAGAATTTTCCCGTCAGACTGTTTTGCTACGGCTCTAACAACATTATTAAAATACATACCTGGATAGATTTACACTTTTTAAAGGCTTATCAACAAAATAATTATACTTCTAACCCCCATCACTAAATTATTTAGTAGACAATTACAGTACCCAGGTCATTAGCTAGATTGACATAATTTATAAACTAATGTTCCTCCAGCATATTGTAACCCATTCGAAGAATCAAAAACACCGCCAATAGCAAGAAAATCCCCATTATCAGACATATCTAAGCCCCATCCATATTCTCCGCTAGCACTTCCAGTTAATTTTTGATTAAAATTCCAACCATTTTGAGCATTACCTGTATATATTAATGTTCCTCCGAAATTATTAATTCCAGCACCGTCTCTTGGGCCGCTCATAGATAAAATTGTTCCATTATTATTTACATCAACGTTCCATCCATAATCACCAAACGAATTATTTTTTATAGCTTGTTTTAATTGCCAACCGATTTGAGAGTTACCAGTATAAATATATCCAGATTCTAATGTTCCATCTCCAATAAATAAAACGGTCCCATCATTATTAGAGCTAACACTATAACCAAAAGTAGAAGGGTTTGCCCCGGTAATTGTTTGTTTTAAAGTCCATCCATTTTGAGAATTTCCAACATAAGCTCTTGCGGCTCCATAGTATAATGGACTACGATCTTCCCTAGGTGATCCGATTAATATAACATTTCCATTGCTACTTATACTTACATCAAAGCCAAACTGGTCAAATGCTTGAAAATTATTAAATTTTAATTGGTCTCTTAAAGTCCATCCATTTTGCGGATTACCCACATAAATCATTGCATACCCCCCACCTATTAAAGGATCATTTACAAAACCATATGGCGCACCAACAACAATTACACTAGCATCATTATTAGCATGAATACGATAACCAAAAGTACCCCCTAAACCAGTAATTGATTGTTTTATGCTCCATCCATTTTGTTCATTTCCGGTATAAATTTTAATTGATCCATTTATAGTTTCAAAACTATTTGTAATTAAAACTGTACCACTATTATCACTTGCAATACTTTGGCCTATAGCAGAATTAGAGAAATTTCCTTCAATTTTTTGTTTAAAACCCCAATTTTGACCTTGTGTTCCAGTATATATAAGTACCGCACCATAGTCTCCACCACCACCAAAATCATAATAAGGCCCACCTATGAATAAAACCGTTCCATTCGTATTTATTTTAGCAGAAGTCCCGAATCTAGCTTCCGCACGATCCCCCATAATTTTCTGAGTTAAACAGTATAATCCTTGAGAAGAGCTGCTCGATGAAGAGCTGCTCGACGACGAACTGCTCGACGACGAACTACTCGACGACGAACTGCTCGACGACGAACTGCTCGACGACGAACTGCTCGAAGAACTTATTGATAAATTTTTATTAAGTTTAACAAATCTGTCTACAGGCTGGTTATTAAATACAGTAAATGAACCACCCACGTAAATATTGTTATTATCAGCATCAATAGCAAAAACTTCTTTTTTAGGACCACCAAAGTCACAACAGCCAATTTTATTTTCTATAAAATTAATTAAATTAAATGGGTTCGAGTTAATTATTCCGATGTTTCTACTATAACCATTACCAACTTTTGAATCTAAAGTTGTTTGTAATATAAGCGAATTATCAATCTGTTGTTGCCCTGAATTAGAAGTAATAATTGTAAATTCATCTAAAGCGTCATGTTGAACTGTATTACTAAAAATAGAGAATACTAAATCTATAGAAACTAAAGGGTCTTTTTCTAAAATTTCTATTAATAAAACTTGCTGATAATCATTATAACATTTATTTCCATTTGCTGAAATTAAAATTGATCCTGGACCAACTCTTTTTGTAAATATTCTATAAACATTTTTTGATAATTCTGTTATTGTAAAATAATCTAAATTTAAAGGCAATAAAGAAATTTCTAACTCACTGTCTAAAGAAAACCTAACATCAAAAAATTTTTCATCAATCTTTTTTTTCACATCATTAATTAACACGGGCCCATCTTTTGTTAATTCCTCTATTATTAATTTTTGATTAGATGGTTCTACATATAAAGATCGACAAATTTCTAACTCTTCAAACTCGTCTGTCCCCAATTGTTTAGCAAATATATCTGTAGCCCCAGCACAAACAATAGATACAAAACCATATTCATTTACTCTCGCTACGGATTCATCGCTAACTCTATATAATATTTTTCCAGGATTTGTACTTTTAACGTTTAAACTGAACTCTGGAGATGAAACTTCTTTCAAATCTATAAAAGGAAAATCAATAGTTGGAAAAGTTTTATACATAAATTTATAGTGGATAAGATTCTGGTTTTAAAGTTGCCTGTTTGAAATTAAGAAAATCTGATCCAAGATTTTTAGGAAAATATGGTAAGATACCAGTTTCACCAATTGTTGAAGATCCAGAACTGATAATAAAATCAGCCTCTTCAAACTCCCCAATCTGAATTAGCGATTCTGGAATTCCGGTTTTATTTATAAAAGTAAATTTTAGTTTGCCAGCTGTATCCGATTCTGTTTTATTATTATAAAATAACGGTAATGTAAATAACAATTCTTGTTGAGTCGGGGGAAAAGATCCAGACCAAAATATTCCGCTTTCTAAAGCTAATTGCGAAGCATATTTATAACCATAATCCTCATTAAAAACACCTTGAATAATAACATCTATACCATAATCTAAGAAACCCGAACGATTAATAATAAAAGATAAAAATTTATTTTGTTTATTTCCGCTGTATATTCCAGTAGAAAAACTATAAAAAGTATTTAAAATACTAACCGCTTCTCCGCTTGAAATTGGTTCATAGTTGATAACTCCTATATATTCTCCGGTCAATAAAAATAAACCAGTATTTAGAGGATATTTAGAATCGCCAAAATATAACCCCCCACTAATTCTTCCAATATTTTCAAGTTGATTATTATTATTTTGATATAAACTAAATCTTATTAATGTATTTGTATTATTAGAAGTTAATGATAAACCGAATGGGTAATGCCTATGAGAAATTCCAAATTCGTTAATTACTTTGACATCTTCCCACTCAAAATTTCCTTCTTGATAAGCTTCGAATTGAGCTGTTCCGACATTATACATAAGAACATCACCTTTTTCTCCAATATTGGCAATATTTGGATTCAATGATCTGTATTTTATAGGAAGACCACTACTAGAAAAAGCGTAAGAACTTAAAGAAAAATTGGCTTCTCCTAAATATTTATTCGGAATTAAAAAAAAGTTAATTGATTGTTTTTTCCTTTTTACATCGATTAAAACAAATTTTTCAACAGGATCCCAGCTAAAATTACCGCGATTAAAAATTTTTACTAGCGTCTTTCCAAAATTTACTATTTGTACATTTCCATCAGAATCTACATTTAAAACACGATTATTCTGACTTTCGTAAAATAATGGTAAATTGCTATCTACAGTAGCATTTAAATTAAATGGTGGATCCATAGTAAACAATTCGTATGTATCGAAAGGTAAAAATATAGTTTGCTCTTGTGCCATATATTATAATTTAATTACACTATTTATTTTTCAATAAAAAATTATTATTTAATAATTTATTATATACATCCGGAAATAAATCTTTAAGTTTATTTTCTATTTTTTTAGCCGTTTCGGGTTTGTTTTTTGCACCCATTAAATGGGTATATTTAATTTTATCTTCATACTCGAGAAGTATTTCACCATTTTCTTCATAAGATACCATTGGAATGATTTCTTGTATTTTTATATTAAATTCTTTTACAAGAACATATAAAGCAAATTGTTCAACAAAAGTACAGTCAATGAATCTAAAGTTATTTTTATAATTATTATTTAAATCTATTCCAAAGTCTGTCCATTTTTTAATAAAGTCAATATCTTTAGCATTTATAAATCCACAATTATAACCAGCAAAATCATTTTCTATCAAATGATTTATAAGAAAATCATGTTTATTTTCATTATTACTTATATAATTTACAAATAATTCTTTATAAAATCCTGGGAAAAAATTATCAAACTCAAAGCTTTGTACAACCAAATTGCTTTCCGTGCCAATATTTAAAACATTTTCCCACAAAAACACATCATGATCGATATGAACAAATGGTTTCTTCTGGTTGTTCATTACATATAACTTCGGTACAGCCCATCGGTCAATTGATAAAGAGTTACAGTATATATTTAGTATTTCTGTATTAAAACTTACATCATCAAGAATTCTACTTAAAATAAATTTTCCGTAATAATCTGTATAAATAATTATTTTTGAAGCGTAATTTTTGCTTAAAGAAACAGATAACAATAAATTAATAATATTATTATATAAATTATTTTTTAAAAAATATGGTTTTGTCCAAAAAGTATAAACAATTTTCATTTAGTTCAAAAATTCCATGCCAAGACCCTGAGCGCCAGCAGAGCTCGACGAGCTACTCGACGAGCTACTCGACGAGCTACTCGACGAACTACTCGACGAACTACTCGACGAGCTACTCGACGAGCTACTCGACGAGCTACTCGACGAACTACTTGACGAACTACTTGACGAGCTACTCGACGAACTACTCGACGAACTACTTGACGAACTACTTGACGAACTACTTGACGAGCTGCTACATATATAGCAATTACCTGCACCAGCAAAAGGTCCGAAATCAAAGTCTCTTTGACCTGTATATAAATAGCACTCTTGGTCTATACATACAAAATAATCTTCACTTGAGGAAGACGAACATCTTATTCCCAAGGATAAACAACAATTATAAATATAATCACCACATGGATTTGTAATACGAACATTTGTAATTCCGAAATGGGGACTATTATTTCCTGGGGATGGCCTGATTGCTACAAAAAATGGTTTTTGATTACCATCACCATCTTTATCTCCGAAGATTTTACGACTTGTTTCTTCGCTAATAATAGCTGAACTATATCTATCATAAGGACCATTATAAGGATATGGTCCAGGACCATTATCTTCTGGACCGCTTGCATTGTTTAGATTCGCATTTAAAACTAATACACCACTTATTATATCTTCTGTAATTACACATTCTGGTGCGTAGCCTATATATATATCAAATTTAGCTCTATTACAAACATGACCCCCACCACATGGAGCACCTGGGAGTTCGTCGCATGGACAAGGGCCGTTTTCTTCATTACATTCGACCGCTTTACAAGGATCTAAATCACCATTTCCAACGCTATCAGAAGGTCCAGATGGATCTGCATTTCCAGTACACATTATGGTAGATTCTGGAGGGTTATTACGACTAAATAAGTGAAGATAAATTGCTTCAACAGTATGATTTGCTAAAGTATCAGAAGCACATCCAGGATCACAAGAAGACGAAGAAGAAACGCAGTCAATTTCTTCATAAAAATTATTTTCCGTAGGGATTTGACTACCAGAAGAAATAATATAAGCTTTCCCTCGATAAACAAATTCATCTTTTCCAGAAATATATGTGAAAGGGGCTCCAAACAACCAATTATCATTATCATTAGATAAACTATAACCCAGCCCATTAAAAGGTGGTATACATAAAGTATTGTTATATATATTTTTAATATTATAACTAATCTTTCCGCTATTTAAAAATATTGGTTCTACATCTTCAACAATAAGATTCGCATTTACTTTTAATTCTGCCGCCGCGTTACCACCATAACTTAATAATTCTAAAGATAAAGATTGCCCACTACTAAGATTTCTAGTATAAGGACGAATAGTATGAGCTCCATTACCACTTGTATTTCCACTGCAAACATTACTGTAAAATGGATATCGACCACTTTCATAAACAAAACCATTAATTACCAAATCATCATCAACACTACCAGTGATAGTTAACCTTAATCTTCCATTTAAATTATTTGTATAATTTCTTAATAAAAATTTTGAACAAGTACCATTTTCATTTCCACTGAAAAAAGATAAATTTTCAACAAAAAAGTTTTCAATAGTAGTAAAATTTCTTTTTCCGGTATCAAATATATATCCACTTATAAAATAAACAGAATTTTCAGACGGACTACCATAATATAAAAAATTGTTTTGCTCATTCAAGGCGAAACTCATTCCATAATTCGGCACCAAATAATTTAAATTATAAACTTGTAAAAATGGACTAGTTCTGTATATATTTAAAATACCGCTATTTAAATAAGGCACTCCATATAGAAATCCAGAACCATTTTTAGACATATAAGTATATTGACTAAAATGATATTTTTTTCTTAAATCTAGGCTGGGAGAAACGTCTTCTCGAATAATTGATTCAAGAGTATTATTATTATAATAATGAATATTAAATTTTTGAGGAGATAATTCCGATATAATATATTTACCCCCATTATCACTAATAGAAACACTATCGCCAAAAAAAGTATTTTCATCTTGACTTGATAAAACATTATTTGGAACCCAATTCGAGTCCTGTTTATTATAAATGAAAACTTTCGATTTGCTTAAACTTTTATTTTTATTAATGTCCAAAATTTTAAAATCATATCTATTAATCCACGTGTTTCCATAATCTTTCGAAATAGAAATAGCTGGAATATCACTAAAATTTATATGTCCAATGCCAATTTGATATTCTCCATTATAACTAATAATTTGGTCAGATAATTCTACAGCATTAACATTTTTGTCTGTGAACGATAGCCCAAAATCGTTAGATACAGATACAGTATCGGAGAATTCTTTGGTTAAAAATTGGAATTGTACATTATTACTCACACTTATTCCAATACCACCCCCCAAATTTAATTTTTCTATAAACCATGTATTTCCATAGTCTGTGGATCTAAATAAATGACCCGGAGAGCTACCTGCCATATCACCATAGTAAGATGTCGCATATTGGTCTTTTCCATTATTAAAAATTTTAACAGATGTTGTTATATAACCACTAGGCAAAACCTTTTCCGTCCAACTTTGCCCATAATCTTCTGATACAAATAAACTAAAATAACTTCCAGCAATTTGATATTTTCCATCCGTACTCATGTCTAAACATGAATTTATTAATAAGCTAGGAAATCTTGTTCGCCAGCTTTCTCCAAAATTGTTTGAATTACGAATTTTATATCTTAAGCTAGATTCTCTAATTGTTGTTAGTTGATATCTACCATCATCACTAAGAATAATATTTTTTATGTTAGTATTTGATCTATCAAAATGATCATCTTTTTGAGACCATGTTTCTCCGAAATTATTTGAAACATATACATGACCACTATTAGGAATTGCAACTTGGTAACGACCATCTCCATTTATAGCGACAGACTGCCAATACCTATCATTTTCTTTTTTATTCCAGGTGATTCCAGTATTGTTTGAAATATAGAGTTTATCTAAACCCGTAGTAATTGCTATTTGATACTGCCCAACTTGATATTGATTCGATAAGACATTAAAACCTGGAGCCCCGACAATTAGCCTATTACCATTTTTATCGGTATCTATTGAATACCCGAAGTTTGCATTATATTCTCCGAAACCGCTAAGAATAGTCTCTAATAACCATTCTTCAGCGCTCGTTTCATTGTTTCCAGACTTATTGAAAACGTATACTGCCCCATAACCACTTTCATATAAGAAAGTATTATTAACATTATTTACTCCACCATAAAATGGTTCACTAACAAATAATCTATTTCCACTATAGTTTAAAACTATATTATGACCAAAATGACCGAAAGGAGAAGATCCATACAATTTCTTGGTTAGCTCCCAATCCGTTCCAGAAATATGTTTATAAATATAAACAGCTCCCACATTTTTTTTATTATCGTTCAAGTTTTCTTGTGGAGCGGAAATGGCAACATAATTTCCTGAATTAATATCTACATCAAATCCATAATAATTAAAATTTTGTTGAGGCCCCCAAAAGAAATTACCAGTTGGAATTTTTGGTCTACCAGCTAGATCATGCAATCGCTTTGGAGAAAACGGGTCTGTAGCGCAACCACTATCACAAGACAAATGATACCTAAAGAATTTTGTATTACAACTTGTAATACAATCAATATCATTAATTATATAATTTCCACTAAAATAGTCACCACCTATTTTAACGAGCTCCCCTTGTAAAAAATTATTCATATATAATTCTATTATTATATTAATTTATTGTTAATAATTATAAATATTATTATTTAAATTTAAAATCAGTTTCATATTGTTGTAAAATAACCGGTAACATAATCACTAACGCCATTAAGATTTTGATTTATAGATCTTAAACGTGTGTAGTATGTAGTGTTTGCACTCAGTCCAGTGATAAAAATACCACTCATTATAATTGCTCTATTTCTATTCCATTTTAAGCCCCATTCTATTTCTTGATATTGTTCAAGCGTCCAATACCCTGTTGGATTTGAAATTAAATCTTGAAAATTAATAATTTTGTTATTATAACCAGGAATAAAATTAAGAAAATTCGAGTTTGTAGAAACATCTAAAATATAATTTGTTGTTTTTTCGTTTATATAATAAAACATTCCAGGAATAGGCGTTCTTAATCTTTCTGACCTATCAAGAGTTATTAAATCTTCTGGTACCGAAGCAAGACTTGATCTTGGATTAGGAATATAAACAACTGGAGTATAACGACTATTTTCTATTCTTGCCCAATTTATAAAAGCTTTGTTAGTACTAATATTAGTAAATATAGCATGGCCAGGTTTTTCAATTACTGGTTGAGCAGTCATTTCTTTAATTAAAATAGTCTGTGGAAAATTATTTTCAATAATTTCTATTCTATATCCGCTATTTATATTCAAAATATTTTCATTAATGTTATTATAAAATATAACTATATCATTTTCTTTAAAAATTCCGGATTGGCTATATGTTGTTAATTGTAAACCACACCCATTATTTCTGGGGGAATATATTTCATCATAAAATGCCGTATTTGACATTATTGCGCTAGATCCTGAAATAGCACGAATAAATAATGGGGTTGTAGGTCCATAAGAAATACTTCCATTACTATTTCCGGATTTTAACCCATTCAATGGTAAACATTTAGATTTAGTCGTAAAAATAAAACCAGACGAATAAGTATTATTAATTCCGCTACTTAGAACAAAAGTACTTTGCCCATTTGGATTTGAAAAATATGGATATACACATTTTGTTAGCGAAGACACTGAAGGTAAGTCACTTACAAACCCAGAATTTCCAGGATAATACCCACCACAAGCCCTATCAGATTTATATGGGTATACCACTTGAGAACTAGGCCAAGTTCTATTACTAGCCCAATAATATATTGGGCTATGCCATGCTTTTATCATAGATTTAAATCTAATATAATATGTAGTATTTTCTTGAAGATTCGGTATTAGAATAGATCCATTTTTATTGTAATCTCCTTTTACAAATTCATAATCTTTATAAATAAAATTGGCAAAATTCGAATTTGTAGAAACATCCACTAAATAATATAGCCCACTTGTAATATAAGTAGAATAGTCTTCTGTTATATAATATTGGTCACGAGAGTTTTTAAATGATATCCCAATCGAAGACGAAGTCGGTCTAGACGATTCAATATTTTTTAAAACGCTTGGGAGGGTATAAAAATATTTAATATATCCATTTGATTGACCAAAATTATTTTCTGGAACCACTTTAAAAAAATATAAAGTAGAAGGGTTTAAATTATTAACTATCTCAATATTTGATTGAATACTTTTGTTTTCATACCCACTAATATAATCAAATATATTATTATTAAGACTACTTCTTCCTATACTCAATTTATAATTGTTAGCGCCTTGAATAAAATTCCAATTTATTGTAACACTATTTTCTGTTATATTAGATGTGGAAGTTTGATTTGTAAATAAATTTTGTGGAAGAGAAGTAAAAGTACATGTAGAGGAAATAAATTGAAAATTATTCAATGTATTTCCATAACCGATTCTTAAATAATATGTAGTCCCTGGAGTTATACGTAATTCAGCCGTTTGACTTATTAATACTTCATTTAATGTTGATAAATATCTTTTATAACTGCTAGAATTTGTAAAACTAGGATTTGTAGATAACTCTACTGTGTAAATTGTATAAGCAGGATTTGCATAAAAATTAACTGTAAAAGATTCTTGCCCTATATTTGTAACAAATGGCCCTACAATACTTACAGAAGCAGTTTTTATGGTTAATATATTTGAGTTTAGACTAGAACCATTATTATTTAAAGCTCTAATTCTTACATAATAAACTGTTCCGGGTTTTAAACCTGTTACAAATTCGTTTGTTATTTTTACTTCTTTATTTAAATATCCTGGTATAAAATTAGTAAAATTAATATTCTCAGAAATATCAATACGATATTCGATAGCATTTTGAACAAAAGACCATTGAAGTGAGAATGTTGTAGGATTAATATCGGATACAGATAAATTATTTGGTGGTTGTAATACATTACTAGAAGAGCTGCTAGAAGAACTGCTGAATAATTTTAAAGTTTTAGCTGATATAATTGGTGAGTTTATGCTAGTATTTCTAGAATCTATAGAACGAAAACGAATATAATAAGTTTTATCATTTTCTAAATTAACAATATTTTCTTGATAATTAGCATTTGCAAGTTTATTTTCGTAACCAGTTAAATAATTTATAAAGCTTGAATTAGAAGAAATGTCTAATCTATAGCCGGTAGCTTCATTTATACCCGTCCAATTAATTTGAAATGAATTTAGAGTAATATTTGAAATATTAATTTGCGTTGGCGGTCTTAAATCTAATGTTCTAACTAACTGTGTTGGAGAAAAAGTTTCATTTACACTGTATTCATTTGCTGTCCGTATTCTTACATAATAATTTGTACTTGGGAATAATCCAGAAACAATATTAGAGTATCCAGTTACTATTTTATTTTGATAATTATTTACATAGTCTATAAAATTAGATCCAGTTGAAACATCTAAAATATAATAAGTAGCACCAAAAGTGTTAGCCCAATTAGTTTGAAAAGATTGGTGTTGAATATTTGAAAATGTAACATAGCCTAGATTTATTGGAGACGTTTTAATTTGAAACTTTTCTGAATATGGGCTTATATTTAAATTATCAATTGCGCCTCTTACACGGGTATAATATGTAGTGCCAGGAATAAGATTGTTTATAAAAAGATTCGTATTTGTAATTTTATAATCTTTAAAGATATCTACAAAATTTGAAAAACCAGAATTTGTAGAAACATCTACTAAATAATAATTTACATTACTAACAGGTGGCCAAGAAAAATTAAAACTGTTACTACTGATATTCGAAAAATTAAAATTTGAAATGTTATTTGTATATGTATAAAAATTTTTAATAGTATATTCACTTTCAGGATAGTTATCTTTATTTGCACATGATTTAACTCTTAAATAATATAAAGATCCTGCTGATAATCCTGTTATCGGATATGTAAGACTTTGAGAAGCGTAAAGTCCACTTATAACCCTATTTTGATAATCTCCCACAAAAGAATTAAAGTTAGCATTTTCAGAAACATCTAATTTATAAGTCAATAAATTATTATTATTGAGACAGTAATCGTTTTTAGGAAACACAATGCTAATACCCGAGTTAGATATTGAATTTATTGATAAATTATTTGGTGGTAATGGTGTGGGTGTAACTATTAAAGTATTAGAAACATAATTTTTTAAATTTGTTGATATTACATTTGCTTTTATATAATAAGTTTCTCCTAGACGTACTCTTTTAAAACTATATGAATTAAATCCTATTCTATAAATACCAGTTCCATTTAATAAAGCCGATCTTTCTAATAAAGACTTACTTGTTTCAGATATAGATCCATTAAAACCCATACTTGCTGTTGTTGAGCACACTGGAGAAACATTACTTAAATTAAAACCGTTAAAATTAGAATAATTTGAAATATTTAAATTTACATCTTTAATGTTTGCTAAATCATTCCAAGAGACTTTTATTTCGTTTTCGTTTGCATAAGCTAAACTTAAAATAGGATTATAAGTTAAAGTAAACTGTAAAATTGAAGAATAATCACTACTTATAGATTTTGTGTTAGCTTTGACCCTTATATAATAATTAGTATTATTAGTAGCATTATTTACTATAATATTATTAGATATAACATTTTTATTTTCCCACCCTACGAGATAATCTGTAAAACTAGAATCTTTAGCAATATCAATATTATAACTAACAGCTTGTGGAACAGGAATCCAATTTAAATTAAAACTCGTGCCCTCATTGATAGTATATGATATTTGACTTGGCGGATTTGGTTTTGTTAAAAATACTGTCGTTCCATATTCGCTATCTGAATTATTTTTGTTCGCTTTTATACGAACATAATAATTAGTACCGACCTCTAAAGAATTAACATTTTCAGTTGTTGAGTTAATAATTTTATTTTGATAGCCTGGAATAATATCTGTAAAAGTAGAATTTTTTGATATATCTAATGTATAATTAACGGCACCATTAATACTATCCCAACTTATGCTACAAGTAGATGTTTCTATATTAGATACTGAAATAGTTGGGGTTCCTAAAGTTAGAGTTACATCAAATACATATGAATTAATACTAGATCCAGAACTATTCGCAGATCTTATTCTAATATAATAAGTTCTATCGCTATTCCAAAAATCATTGGTGACACCACCCAAATTCACTGTATTTAAAAAAGTTTCTTGATTTTGGGTATTCGGTCCAAATGTTAAAAAATTTGGATCTGATGAAATATCATAAAAATATTTTGTAGCACCGGGAGCTCTAGACCAAAACAATGTTAAACTATTTTGAGTTATATTCAAGGCCTGTATATTATTAGGAGGCTCAGGAATTGTTACTTTAGAAAAAATAGCCGAATTAATACTACTTTTATTATTTATGTTTACAGATCTAATTCTTACAAAATATGTACCCCCTGGCACTAAATTTGTGATAATAGCGCTATTAGAAATGACACTCTTGTTTTGGTTATCATTTACAAAATTTGTGAAATTAGAATTCGTAGAAATATCTAATTGATAACTTGCAGCTCCAATCATTACTGGCCAATCAATTTTAAAACTATCATTTGTAATGTTTGAAAAACTAATATTATTTGGAGGGTTTGCTAATGTAGACCTTATTACAGTATTAGAATTTGGTCCTTGACCTACAGAATTTACAGACCTAACACGAATATAATAAGTTGTTCCGACAGATAGTCCAGTGATTGTTATTTCATTTATCGTTACAACTCTATTACGGTAAGAAAAAACAAAATTAGTAAAGTTTGGATTTATAGCTACGTCTATTCTATATTCCAAAGCTTCTGGAACAGCGTTCCATTTAACTTTTATACTATTTGTTGTAACATTTCCCATAAATTTTATTCCTCTTCAATAGTTGGGGGTGAAACAAAAATAGTTTGTATGAGAGTAGGTGTATTTGGGCTTATTCCTAAAGAATTTTGAGATCTTATTCTTATATAATATGTATTTCCATCATTTAAATTTTCTATGTTTTCGCTATTAGTAAAAATTAGCTTGTTTTCGTAACCAGAAAGATAATTAGAAAAATTAGTATTTTCTGAAATATCTAGCCTATAATTTTCAGCACTGTTAACAATATCCCATGTTAATGTGAAACTTTTATCTGTTAAATTTGTTATGACTACATTCGTTGGCGGAGTAGGTATACTAGTAACAACACTCGACGAACTACTCGACGAACTACTCGACGAGCTACTCGACGAGCTACTCGACGAGCTACTCGACGAGCTACTCGACGAGCTACTCGAAGAAATTAAATCACCAGCATACAAATTAAAAGTTTGCTCAAAAGCAGTAGATTCTTGATAAGTATTTTTATTTATAACAATTCCTTTAAAAATAAAATTAATTACAGTTTGCCCATTATCTATTACTTCTAATATTCCATACTGCATCGCTGAACCCGTTCCGGAGTCATCCATAATTGGTCCAATAGTATAAGGACCACCTTTTGCTCTAATTTCTTGATCTAAAGGGGCCGCATGACACACTTTTAAATTACCATAGTTATTAAAACTAGACCCGTCATCAAAAGCAAGCGCATGCATATCTCCAGAAAGAATTACTATACGATTATTTAGATTATTATTATTGATAAAATCAACAATCTCCATTCTCGCAGCATGATAACCACCCCAATCATCTTTCCCATTTTCGACGGCAGAAATCCAAGGTTTTGTGTTTACCCAAACTATAATTTGATTACTATTTTTTGCAGATAACATTTCAGAAAAAAACCAGTTTTTCTGATTTGATGAAAATACCTCTTGTCTAATATCTGTAGATGGAAAAGTATTTTTTGGCTCTCTTTCGCTTCTAATATCTGTAAAAATAAAACGAACACGACCACGAACAAAACTATAATACGGGGCACTTAAACTTGCCGTATTCGCTAATAAATGTTTATATGGAACCCTATTTCTAAATGCAGCAACAGCAGCATTCCTTGATGGATTATTTTTATCTGTGTCATTTGGTCCATAATCATGATCATCCCACATATAATACATTGGTAAATTTTTCCAGCAATTATTTTGGCGCGGGGCGCTAAAAACTTTATTATATGCGTCATGAAATAAAGGTTCTATATTGACAGAGATATCGCTATAGTGCATATCCCCTAAATGAATAAAAAAATCTAAAGTATTGTTTATGGCTTTATTCGCAATATTATCATATATAATAGCATTTGATCCAGATATTTGATTTGACCAAGAACAAGAACCAAAACCAAATTTAAAATTATGATGCCCAACTTGTGAAGTTTTAAAACTGCCAGTAAAATTGTCAATTGGTATATAGTTAGAATTTACTAATCTAACATAATATTTAGTGTCAGGTAAAAGACTATTATTACTAAATTTTATTAAATTATAATCAGAAATTATTTCTGATGGGAGTGATTCAGAATTTATGCTAGCAAAATTTTGACCAGTAGAGAATTGAGCTATATAGCCTGACTCAGGTCCAGTCATTTTAAATGTAATATTTGCTTTCATAATTTTAATCTACACTTATCCATATTGATTCCGTTTGGGTCAAGAGACTCGAAGAGCTTGAAGAACTCGAAGAGCTCGAAGATCCGCCTAAAACACCAGTAATTACACATAAATCAGCAACCATATTTCCTCCGTAACTTTGAATACCAATCTTTAAAGAGTCCCCTGGCATAAGGGTTTGTGAGTATGGGGTTATTGTATGGGCCCCATTCTTTGGAGTAGTATAATTGCAACCACCAGGCCAGAATGGATATTTGCCATCTTCATAAATCTGATCATTAAATAATACATCGTCATCTACCCCACCAGACACATAAATTGTAATCGGGAAAGTATTGGTATTTGTATAAGTTTTAATTGGATTCATTGTCGCACAACTGCCAAAATGCGTTTGATATATGAATAAGTTTTCACCATTATTATCAGCACATTTCGGGAATGAAGACGAAGAAGAACTGCATAATCCACTATTCATAATTATACCACTATTTACATAAAACCATTTAGGTTTAGCTCCAAAAATGTGACCATTCAATTCTGCGTAATATCCATCTTCAGCCGGATTTAAATATTTATCTTTATATAAAGGACAATCAATATTTAATCCACAATATTTATTTCTATAATAACGACGAATAGTTCTTGAAGAACACGATTCGTCTTTATAACATGAAAATCTTAGTGGAGTTAATGACGTCGGATTTGGTATTATTTTAACAAAATTAGAAGTATATCCAGATAAAAAGCCGGTATACATAAAATCAGAATCTTTTCTAGGCCAGGAGCCGAAACAGTCAAAAAAGCAGTTTCTGTCGCTTGGATCACCAGAAACATAATATGTTGGTTTGATAACACTAAATTTTATATATGTAGAATCGCAAGGGTCAAAAAAGAAAGTGGGTGATCTTATAACTTCAATACATGGTGGAATCCCAGTATTATATAAAATATTATCTAAAGTTTTTAAACTTTCTTGCCATCCGGCAAATTGGGTGTCATTAGCTATTTCATGATAATCTGGAATAATAATTGGAATAAGAGATTTTTTAATACCAGAAAAATTTAAATAAACATTATCGCTATTAAATAATTCTTCAACAATTTGATTCTTAATACGAAAATAATTTTTACCGAAAGGTAAATAACCAGTCAAAATTTTATTATTTAATAAAACTGGATCATTAATACTATTAACTATATAACCAGAGACTTCTATTCCAGAGCTGTCAAACAAACCAAAAGCCGTCCAATTTCCATTTTCTTCCGAAGCTGTTTCCCAGTATATGTTTGTATTATAAACGAAGCCACTTAATTTAATATAAAAAGGGTTATCTGGATTTAATTTTATTTTATCCAAATTTGGATAATACCCATTTGATTCTGGTGATAAATTATTATACACAACCAGCTCATCTTGGTAAAAATATTCTGTTAAGACATTCCCATTTATATCGACTTCTTCTTCACAGTCGTATGTTTGAACAGGATTGCCTTTAGTATCTAAAACTGGGTTTCCTTCCTCATCAAAACTATTAACTAATCTTAATGGAAGCTTTGGTATAGTAATAAAACCACCATATTCGTCCAAAACTGGATCCCCATTTTCATTTCGTAAAACTTTACATTTTTTCTGTTTCTTAAATTCTGGTCTTCCTAAGAAATCCGTCCGTTGCTTGTATAATAAATTACCACTAATATCTGTTTTGTGAACTTTATAATCATCAAAATCACCGACTTTTTCTTTTTTACTTAACTGTGTTCCAATATAATTTGCAGACCCCTTTTCTTTTCCAGGTGCAAAAGGTAATTGGAATAAATTATTAAAGTATCCATCTCCAGATATAGTATAACCTAGTCTTGAGATACGAGTTCTCCCTCCAATGGGATAGCCAGAAAAGATAAAAATAAAACCAGATTTTAACTGAAACTCGCTACTTTCATATTGCCATTCAACCCCACTTAATAAAGGAGATACTGCAAAAGCATCTTTAGCGAATCTATATAATCTTGGGTCATATGGTTTTCCTACAATAGGTATTTGCCTAACAGCTGGTGGGGTGCCACTAATTTCAAAAACACCGGGAAATTTTAATAAATCTTCTGCGCAAAAATCTTGAAAAGTAATTTCTTTTTTTAAACCCGTTACTATATATCCAGAAGTAGGTATTTTTTTAACGCTCATGGTTCTTGGGTTAAAAGCCTCTTCGTCTAACAAATTTAAAAATTCTTCACCGCTTATATGTCCTGCCCATGGTTTTGTGATTGTCCAGGAACCAGGTTCAAAAAATTGTGCAAAATCACCTAATATTTTTCCACTTATTCGACTTGGTACTCCGATGGCAGTGGCAAACCCAAAAACATCAAAAAATCCTGTCACACGACCCGTTACCGCTAACAGAGGTGATTTTAAATTTATAGTACTTAATTCTTCTGATTTGTAATCAGCATATATAACACCAGTATATTTAATAAACTGAGTGTCGATTCCAGTTACAAAACCTGTAATAGTAGATCTTCCTGCGTTTTCTGAACCTATAGTACTACAAATACTTAATTCGGGTCTATATTTACATAATATATTTAAAGTACTGTCACTTAAAACCGTAGATCTTCTTAATATGCCTTCAGTATCATATTCCCAACCATAATAATCATCTCTTTTAAAACCAGTTCCTACGCCAGAATAATAACCTGTTAAAAATCCACCTAAATACGTAACAGTTCCTTTATACTCAACATCCTTAACAAAAGATTTGGCGCTTATATCTGAAAATAAATCGGCGTCACCAATACCAGTTAATGTAAAATCATATTTAAAAGAAACAAAACCTGGTGGATAATAACGATATAAATTAAAATAATATCCAGATGTAATACCTATAGTTGTAGAATCATGGGATGTAAACAAGCTACCATTGTTTAAAACTAAATCAATAGTATTATTTTCTATATAATTTGATAAATTATACTGGTTATAATTTCCAGTATATAAACTTATTTTGTTTAAATTTTGATCGGTAATGATTAAAGAGGACTCATTATCATTGATAGTAAATTTAGAATAATTTGTTCCTGTATAATTAACATTTTGAGTTTCAACCCATAGATTATCTATGTATTTATAAATAGATAAAACATTTTCTTGATTAAAATCTTTTTGAAAAACTCCCAATATTGTGCAATTCTTATTTGTATAAAAATACCGATTACCAGTATTAAGAGTATTAATAGTTTGTTTTAAAATCCATTCGCCCTCCTGTTCTTGAAAAACATGAATCAAATTTGTATAGTTATTGTAACTATTTGTAAATAATTTGTTACCGCTATTATTTGTATAAATAAATTCTCCGAAATTTTTCAAACTTTCCCCAGAATAATATAACTCTCCAGTAATTTTTTTTTCAAATTTATAATTTTCAAACAATCCACTTTTTATAGAATTTAAACTTGTTGTATAAAGGCTGACAGATCCATGATCCGACACACCTAGCGACGGAGATAAATAAGAATCATTAATAGCGCTAATAAATAATCTATTTCCAGATGAATTTGTTGTTATATCATAACCAAAACAGTACCCACTAATATTAAAAGAATAAAAGTTTTCACCACTATATTGAATTTCTTGTTTAAATTTGAAACTTTTTTCTAAACCAGACTTTATGTAATAAAATACAGAGCCATAAAGATTGTTATTAATATTATCTTTTTCACCAATAGACCCTATAAATAATTTATTATCAGAATTTAAAGATAAAGAAAATCCGAAATAGTTTTCGGCACTTCCGGTATTAGGGTTATCAATTTTTTGAGATAATCTATAACCATTAATAGTATCTCCATTAAATATATTAACTGACCCATTATACAATAATTTGTTCGAATCTTTTGGAGCCCCAACAAATATGTTTTCGTCACTAAAAATACTATCAAAACCAAAATCTGTATTAACTCCACTCATCTCTAAAATTTGAAACAATTCTAAATTATTATTTATTTGTGGTTCTACTGTAATAAAATTTCTAGCCTCTCCATAACCAATGCCAGATTCTAATTTATTATTAATCGGGTTAGCATAATTAATAAAACCGCTAATAGGTGCAGATAAATTTCCAGATCCAGTAATAAAACCTGAAACTACAATGTCTTTTATCATTGAATATTCATAATCATTAATTATAAAATCATCTTTTGTAAAAGTATTTCGTATAAATTTTTTAGGTTTATATTCTCCAGTTACTCCGCTATAATGTTTAAATTCTATTACTAAACTAGTCCCCTTGATATTTAAATAATTTAATGAGTAATTTTGACTTGTGTTGTTTAAAATAGTATTAACTCTTGGACCTACTGATAAATAGTATATAGAATCATCTATTTTAAATCCTGATAGGTTTAAATCAAAATTTAAAGATCCTATTTCTGAATACAAAACAATTGGAACTTGTTTAAAACCATTTAAGAATTTTGAGTTAATTAAATCAAATGATAGACTCCCACGAGATAAAACATTTACTTCTTCTGGGATTGAGAGTTTAAAAGAATTTTCTAAAGATTTGCCTGAATAAATTTTAAATGGAAAATCTCCTAAATTAAAAAGCGTTATCGGAATACTAATTTCTGAAGATTCGAAAGTTTTAGTATAATCTATAAAATATTCTGGACGTTCGCCACGAATTTGTAAGCTTAAAAAATCGAACCCATTACCGTCCGATTTGAAAACAAAGCCATTAATTAAATTCTCTACAAAATACTCTGGAATATTTTTTCCTATTAAAAGAGTTTTATTATTATTATATAAACTATAGTAATTTTGATTAATTTCTCCAGAAATATTAATTATAGAATTTGAGGTGATACCATCTAAAAATTCTTGGTTATTAGAATAAATTTTTTTATTTCTAATATTAAAAACCTCTAAAAAATTTCCGCTAACCCCAGAAAAAGAGAATGTAAAGTTAGTATTTTTAGATGTGGGTATATCTTTTAACGATAAAACCCAAGAAAACTCTTCTTGGGGATATATCTCTCTATACCTTAAACCTGAAATTACCATTATTATTATTACACAAAATTTTAATGTCTAATCGTCTTTACTGATACCGATGTCATGGTACCTAATTTATTACCAAACGCGGCCCTACGACTAAATCTTAAATTCTGTTCGGTATATGAAACAGATGGGGGCTGAATTATTTTTGTAGATAAATTATAGGTTGTAAAAGCTCCATTTTCAGATACTTCTACAGACATTGAAGAAAGACCTTCCTTAACACTCCAAATCTTCGGTACGACACCTGCTAATTTAAAATTAATATCATATAATGCATTCGAATATGAATATTCACTAGTAGACCCTACGTCTAATAAATAATCAGATAATATATTTCGATCTGGCTGACAGGAGTTTCCAAATATAGCAATATTTTCTTCAGAAAGTTGGTAGTCTACATAATCTACCTTTCGTACCACGCTAGCGTCTGGAGCATCAATTTTTACCGTATGCTCAAATTTTGATGTAAATTTGGGAAATTCGGATGAACATGAAGCAAAAATCCTATAACCAGGACCTGCATATGAAGTTGTTATTGGGTCATACAACTCATCAGATAGTAAAGAATAAGATGGGGCTGTAACACATTCATCTTCATAATTATCTAATTCTTCAATAAAGGAACCTGGCGGAGTAAAAATTTTCATAGCTCCGCCATCAAAATTTATTTCATAACATTCTGTAGACAATAACCCCCAAGGACCTTCGTTAATTCTAAACTGTTCTCCAAACTCATCCTCCTCAATTCTTATTTTATAACCGCCGGGAATTTCTTTTTCATGGTTAACTTTTTGGACATCAACTGTTAAAGAATCAACCTCTCTAACCATAAATAATTTAATATTTTCATTCCATTTAGCCTCTGGAAACATTGTGTATAATATATCTGGACGCCCATCGCTATTAGCATATTTATGAGGTATTTGCTGATTGCACCAAGCATAAAGTTCTCCATACCATTTATCTCCGAACTCTCTTTCTGGATACCATTTCGGGGAACTTCTTGAAAATAAAATAAAGCTGTTAGCGACATAATTTTCTGGCTGCTTATCGGACCCGCTTGTTTGCAAACGTTGCTCTTCGGTCCGTATATTTTCATTTATATCATCCACCATACTTGTTTTCAAATTATCAACCATTGAACCTACATCGTGACCAAATCTGAAAATTTCAATATTTTCTGCCCCTTGTTTGGCTTTATGCCATCTACCGCTACCATCTTCACTAGGCCCTTGTATGCTACATTCGGTTTCGTCATCTGAAGCGCCAGTTACTATTGTTTTGAATTTATTAAAATAATATTTACCTAAAAAATTGCTAGCTAAATTTCTATCACTAGATACCGCTTCATCATAAGCTTCTTCGCTACACTCGGCAACAAAAAAATAAAATTTAGGATTTTTAAAGGTACCATCGTTACCCATATAAATTTGTACTAATTCTGGCGGCATATTATTTCTACATTTAATAAAATTACTTTTATGCGTAGAGTTATCGGAATTAATGTGATATACAGCCTTTATTTTCATGCCACCAAAACCAGCTAATAAGCTCGCACTATTACGAGAGTTACCATTTGAAGAAATATTATGAATTGTGCCACAATCATCTGCAGTACTATAATTAAACACTCCTGGGTCTACTGATTGGATGGAGGCTTGAAAACTATTTCCTACTGTAGACCCACTACCGGAACCCGACCCGCCAGATCTTACACTACCGTTAGCTGATATAATTGTTTTTCTATTCGAACCAGTATTTTCACTTGGCGTTGTTTCTTGATCCGGAGATTGGCCGTCATCAGTGTCACTACCTTCACCCGTATCTTCTTCATTATTATCTTCACCATCTATATAACTTTCTAAATCATTTGGACGAAGAATACCGTAATGAATAAACCATAAAAACGCGTCTCTTAAAGAGCTAGAATAATAAGACAAAGCGACAGCAACTGATTTTGCTGAAACAGCGCCATTATAACGAGAAGATACTGGCGATGGGTCTGGGAGAAAAAGATCGTCTAAGGTAATAGGTCTTAACATTTTCCAGCTATCTTGCCTACACTGATATTTTACAAATTTACCAGGTCTTTCAAATCTACCCATGAAACCTTGTGAAAACGTATTTAGAATATTTTCTTTATAATTGACTTCTACAGCATCTGGATCATCTTTTATAGTTGAATAAGAAACAGGGGCATTCTCACCAAATGAAGCTCTAGAATTAAAAATTAATTCATCAGCCGTAGGATCCCAAAAAAAACTTAGCCCTAAATCTGAACACCAGCTAGATAATACACTTCTTAAATTACCAACATGCTGAGCTTTATACATGTAGAGATTAGAAGCGTCATAATTTAAAGTGATATTAGAGAGAGTAGATCTTACTCTATTTATTAAGTCGCTAAATGTGTAATATGTTTCAAAAGTCTCAATATCTTTTAATCTCGGGTCGCAAGCTTCTTTATATTTATCTACTGGTGAAAACGGGCAAGGATCGCAAGGGTCAATTAACCGAGACTCTTCTTCATCATAATCTATACTAGAATCCATATTAACATCACATGGATGATATTGTTTTCCGACAAGAATAACATTTGTAGCTTCTGGGTGTATATCTTTTAAACCAACCCAGTATTTATCCAACAAAATAGATTGGTCAACATATTCTAAACTCAAAGTTTTTTGTTCGGCACTTGTGTTAAGTGAATATCCAACTAGAAAACCATTAAAAGTAAAACCACCTAAACCTACAGTTTTGATACTGTTTAAACTTAAACTTGGTGTACTATAAGTACCATTTTCATTTACCACATCTACTGTTAAAGTAGAAGGTTGTGATTCCCCATTGAATGACCATGAAACTCTATATGGATATCCTCCATAAAAATCACCGTCTACTTGATCTACAGGAATTACTCTCATTATTTTATAAACCCTTCATTATTATAAATATAATCCTTGTTATTTTCTAATAGAATTTTTATTCCAGATGATGTATCATATTTTGATAATTCTAAATAATCATAATTTAAAGTTTGCCGGACGCCATTTACATAAATTTCTGTATTGTTATAGTAAAAATTATTATTTAAATTTAATATTGGTGTTCCCGAAGTAATTCCATGAAAATCGTAATTTCTAGGTATTGCCGTTAAAATTCCAGAATAATCATTATAAAAATTAATCATATTAGAATTAATTGTATAATCAATATTTTCAATTAATTTTTGACCATTTAAAAATAAATCATAATTACCACTTAAATTAATAATTCCGCCGCTGTTTTCTATATTTAAATAATATAAATTTTGAGAGGAATTGACATCTATAAAAACAGAAGATTGATTTTTTAATCCGTAAAAATTACTAAAAATAATTTTATTTTTATTATTAGGATTAATACCAAAATCATTTTCAACCAAAATTTTATTTTGTTCATAAGGTAAATTAGTAAAAATTAAATTACCAGATTTTTGTAATTGACCGTTAACAAAAACATTATAAAATTGCTCATTTTGAGCAAGATTAGTATATGAATCAGTATTACGATCATATTGAAGAAATAGATTTTTTTTATTAAACATGGAATTATTAAATCCCGTTAAAAATCTTAGATCTATAAAATCATTATTATCAATTTTATTTAAAAAATTTATTACGTTTGTCTGATAAGATAATAATTTTTGATTATT